CGAGCTCGAGAAGGACGCGGTCCTGTTTCTCTGGCGCGTGGCCGCAATGCAGGAGGAGGCGCTCGAGGTCGTGCGCGCGTGGGGCTTCACGCCGAAGGCTGAGGTCGTGTGGGCCAAGACCACCGACGACGGGAAGCGGCTTCGAATGGGCATGGGCCGCACCGTGCGCAACTGTCACGAGACGTGTCTCATCGCGGTCCGCGGGAAACCCGTCTGCTTGAGCAAGCGCGAGCTCTCGATCTTCTACGCGCCGCGTGGCCCGCTTCACTCGGCGAAGCCGGACAAGTTTTTCAAGCTCGTCCAGCGGCTGTACGCCGGTCCCTACGCCGAGCTCTTCGCGCGCGCCGAGCGCGCGGGCTGGGAGCAGTACGGCGACATGCTCGAGGACGAGACGCGCGCCGCGCCGGTGCGGCCGTGAGCGTGCCGGTCCCGCAGTGGCGGCGGCGCTTCAGCGCGGCCGTAGACATGACCGGGCAAGAGCGCGCGGGCTGGAAGGTGCACCGGCGCGGGGGCAACGTCGGCGGCTCGGCGACGTGGTGGGCGACGCACCACTGCGGCGGCCCCGAGCAGCTCGTGCTCGGCACGCAGCTACGCGCAGGGCAGCCGAAGTACTGCAACGCGTGCCGGCCGAAGCCGCCGGGGACCGTGGTGCTCACCGGGCGTTTGAGGCCGAAGCGCAAAAAGCATTGACCCTGCGAGGCGCCCGCCTACCCTAACGGAGAGCCCGCCCGGGTCAGTTGGCCCCGGCACGCCTCGAAAGGAAAGCAGGACCTCATGCCCCAAGACCTCATCGACAACGTCGCCCGTGCGGCGGCCGCTCCGGCGCCGACGATCACGGTGAACGACGAGCTCTCGATCGCGGCGAGCGCGATCTGCTCGCTCGCTGCTCGGCACGTCACGCTCTACGAGAACATGGTCGCTCGCGCGCGCCGTGGCGACCGGGGCTTCCGCCTCGAGGAGAGCGAGAAGCTACTCGCGATCTGGAGTGACGCCGCGAAGCGCATCGACGAAGGCCGCCCGCTCTCGAGCGAGCAGGTGCGCGAGATTGAGGACGCCCTCGAATGCGGCGACTACGACCTCGTGCTCACTCCTGCCGAGCTCTCCGTCGTCCGACGGTGGCGCGGCTTCCACTAAGAGACGCGGCGGCGGCACGCCTGGGCCCATGAGGTCCCGGGCCCCCTTGGGGGCCGCCGTGTTTCCGAAGCCCTGCCCGCTCGCCGGCCCCCGAAGGCCGCCCCGGCGACCGCGCAGGCACGCGCGACGCTCACCACCGAAAGGCACCGAATGCACGAGACGCTCGACATCACGAAGATCCTCACCAAGGCGACGCCCACGGGCGTCGTTTCCACCGACCGCGAGAAATGGCTCAACGCCCGAATGCACGGGTTCTCCTCGAGCGACACGGCGGCGCTCCTCGGCTTCGACCCGGACAAGTCGCCGCTCGCGGTCTATGCCGAGAAGCTCGGCAAACCGATCAAGGAGCCCACGCCCGAGCTGCAGGAGCTCATGGATTGGGGCTCCGATTTCGAGGCGCCGATCCTCGCACGCTACGGCCGCCGCACCGGGCACCGTGTCGTTCAGTCGGGCGCGCTCCTGCGCCACACGGTGCACCCGTTCCTGCTGCAGACCGTGGACGGCTTCGACCTCGACGAAGGCCGGCAGCTCGAGGTCAAAACGTACGGCGACGGCTTCCGCGTGGTGCGCGACAAGTGGAAGGACGAGCAGGTGCCGCAGCGCGTGATCTGCCAAGTGCAGCACCAACTGCTCTTCGGGCAAAAGGACGTGAAGCTGCTCGCGCTGCCGCTGAACGAGCGCAAGCTCCGGATCCAGCTCATCACGCCGCACCCCGAGTTTCAGGCGTTCATGGTGGCGCAGCTCGCCGAGCACTGGGATCGGCTCAAGCGTGGGCACCTGCCCGAGCCCGACGGCAGCGAGAGCGCGCGCGACGCGCTGCAGGCGATCTACGCCGGCGCCGACGGGACGACCGTGCAGCTCCCCGAGGGCTGGCCCGAGCGCACCGACGAGTACTCGCAGCTCTCCAAGCTCCTGCGCCAGGGCGAGGAGCGGCGCGACGAAATCAAGAACGAGCTCCGCGCCGCGCTCGGCTCGGCGAGCTACGGCAAGGTCGGCGACGGCCGGCAATGGTCCCTGCTCGAGCAGGCCGGCCCCTCTCACAAGTGCAGCGAATGCGGTCACGTCGACCGCGGAAAAGGGTTCCGTTCTCCCCGCCTCTCCGGAAAGGTCCGCAAATGAGCACCAAGCAAACCCCACCCGCCCAGCAACCCACGAAGCCGAAACACCCGCTGCAGCAACGCAAGGACGAGCTCCTGCGCATGCTGACGCGGACCGCCTTCTTGCACCTCGTCGAGCGCTCCGTGCCGGTCGGCGTCGCGCTCGATCCGCAGCGCCTGATCTACCAGGCCTTCCACGTCCTTTGCACGCCGGACGAACGTACGGGCGAGTTCAAGCTGCTCGCCTGCGACAACGCGTCGATCGCGCGCGCCGTGCTCAAGGCCGCGACGCTCGGGCTCGAGTTTCACGGGCAGGCGTTCCTGATCCCGTACGGCGCCACCTGCACGTTCATGTCGAGCGTGTGGGGCGAGCTCGCGCGCGTGCAGCGCACCGGGCAGCTCAAGCGTTGTTGGGCCGAGGTGGTGTACGAGGCCGACGAATTCGAGATCGTCGTCGGTGAGTTTCCGAAGCTCGTCCACGTCCTCACCAAATCGATCACGCTCCCCGGGGCCAACATCCCGATCGGTGACGTGAAGGCCGTCATCAAAAAGGAGAACGGCGGGCGCGGCGCGCCGCTCTTCGCCTACGCCTGCGGCGAGCTGCCGAACGGCGTGGTGATCTGGGATTACATGCTAGAGGCCGAGATGGCCGTCGCGCGCTCGCTCGCGGCGAGCAGCAACAGCCCGGCTCACCGGAATTGGGGCGACGAGATGCGGTCGAAGATGGCCCTTCGGCGCGCCATGAAAAAATGGCCGCACGGCGCCGAGCTCGCAAAGCAGCTCACCGAGCTCGAGGGCGGCGGGCGCCTCGACGAGACCGCCGAGCGCGACCTCGCTTCGGTGCTCGAGAGCACGGGCGAGGACGTGACGCGCGGCCCGGTACCGGCGGCGGCCGAGCCCGCCCAGGGCGAGCAGCAGGGCCAGGCGCCGCCGGCGCCGAAGGCCCCCGCCGAGCTCCCCGCGCCGAGCCCCATGGGCGGCGTGACCTCGCAGCTCGACGCCATGCTCGCCGAGTCTCGCGCCCGCAGCGCCTCGGCGCGCACGGTGCCCGGTTTCGCTCCGAGCGACGCCGAAGACGATGTAGCCAACAACGACTCTTGAAAGGAACCGACCTGTGGACCAACCCCTCACGTTTACCAAGCTAGAAGTCTCGAACGTCCTCCGCATCAAGCTCGTCCGTGTGCGCCCCGACGGCTCCGTGTTCGTCGTCGGCGGCGCCAACGACCAGGGCAAGACGAGCCTCATCGACTCGATCGCCATGCTGCTCGGCGGCGCCGACGCGATCCCGAAAGTGCCGCTGCGCAAGGGCGCCAAGCGCGGGCATATCATCGGCCGGCTCGGCGGGCCCGAAGGCCACGAGCTCGAGATCGAACGCACGTTCACCGAGAAGAGCAGCGCGCTCGTGGTGCGCAACGCCGACGGGCAGGAGCAGAAGAGCCCGCAGAAGCTGCTCGCGACGCTCTACTCGTCGATCTCCTTCGACCCGCTCGAATTCATCAAGGTCAAGCCGCAGGCCCGCGCCGAGCTCGCCAAGCGCGCCATGGGCCTCGACTTCACCGAGCTCGAGACGAAGCGCGCGCAGGCCTTCACGGACCGGCACGCCGCGAATAAGCGGGTGCGCGATCTCGAGGGCGAGCTGCGCGGCCTCGGGGAGTACGACGACGACGCGCCGAAGCAGGAGCAGAGCGCGGCCGAGCTCGCGGGCAAGGTGGCCGACGCCCGCAGCTACGGGACGCGCCTCGCGCTGCTCGAGGAGAGCGTCGCCGATCGCCGGCAAATGGCCGAGCGGGCCGCCGAGCGCGTCGAGCGGGCAAAGCGCGAGCTCGCGGCCGCCGACGCGGCGCTGCTCGAGGCCGGGCAGGCCTACCAGGGCGCGCAGGCCGCGCTCACCGAGGCCCAGGGCGCGGCGCCGGACGTGGCCGTGCTCGAGGCGAGCCTGCGCGACGTGGAAGCCGTCAACGCGCGGGTGCGGCAGAACCAGGCACGCGACGCCAAGGAGAGCGAGCTCGACCGGGCGCGGGGTGACGCCGAGCGGCTCGAGGGCGAGCTCAAGGCCTTCGACGAAGAAAAGGCGAAGCGGATCGCCGACACGAAGTTCCCCGTCGCCGGCGTGAGCTTCTCGCCCGAGGGGCTCGTGCTCCTCGACGAGCTGCCGTTCGAGCAGGCCGCACACTCCAAGCAAATCCGTCTGAGCGCCGCGATCGGCTTCGCGCTCAACCCACGCCTGCGCGTGCTCCTGATTCGCGAGGGCTCCGACCTCGACTCCAAGGCGCGCAAGCTCCTCGCCGAGATCGCGACGGAGCAGGGCGGGCAGGTCTGGCTCGAGGTGGTGAGCGAGAGCGGCGAGGGCTGCTCGGTGGTGCTCGAGGACGGCGAGGTGCAGTCATGACGCGCGAGGAGCTGCTCGAGGTCGTCGAGAAGACGCTGCAGGAGCTCGACAAGCGCGGGGCCGAGGTGCGCCTCGAGCTCTGCAAGGTCGAGCCCGTGGTCGAGGGCTGGCTCACCCGGTTCGAACGGGCCGCGCAGCTCGAGGCCCTCGCGGCGCTTGTGAAGCTCGAGGCCACGGGGCTCGAGGCCGAGCGCTGGGCCTCCGACATCGGGTCGAGCTACCCGCAAGACCCGCGGAACACCGACACGTCGGCCGTCCTGCGCAAGCTGCTCGCCGCTGCCGGGGTGCTCACATGAGCGCCGCCGGCGACGAGAAGCCCGAGCCCTGCCCGCACCGGCCGCGGTTCAACGCGGTCGGGCGCACGCTCTCGGCGGCGCTGCCCGATTTCCTAGCGTCGGTCGGCCTGCTCGAAAAGGCCGACCTCGTGATCGTGGTCTCGAGCCGCGTGTGCGGGTGCAACGTCGTCGTGGCGGACAGCCCGGAGGAGGCACGCGCCGCCGCCGGGCACCTGCTCGCGACCGCCGCCGCCGCCGAGGCGCGGCAGGCCACCACCGGCACGATCGACAACCCCACCGTCATCGAAGGGCGGCGCAAGTGAAGCGCGAGATCATTTGCCCGGTTTGCGACCGCGATCTCGTGAAGGTCGTCGCGCCCACGTACCCGCTCTTGAACGCCGAATTCGAGGGCGTGCGCCGGCGCCGCGGGCGGGCCCGGCTGCCCATGCGTTGCGACCAATGCAACGGCGAAATCCCCCTGCTCGGGCTTTGCATGGCGTGGTCGATCTACCGCGGCTCGCAGGCGGGCGCCGAGCTCGGGCCCCCGCGGCACGGCTCGGAGTACTTCGAATGGGAGGCCTCGCGCGTCGAGCTCATGCCGGCGCCGCTGCCGCTCGCGCCGTGGCACTGCGCGCATTGCAAGAGCGAGCTCGAGGTCGAGGACGCCGCGCAGTGCATCGTCCAAAAGGTCACCGACACCGGTGAGCCGCCCGAGCGATTGGCGCTGCCGGGTTCGTTTCACCGGTGGTGCATCGACGCGGCCACGAACGCGTTCGTCTCGGAGCGGCTCGCCGGAGCTGCGCGCGCGCCGGGCAGGTGAAGCGTGAGCCGCTCGATCGTCCTGGGCGAGGGCCTCGAGCTGCCGCCCGAGTACGTGACGGCGACGGGCGCACTGCTCGCCGTGCGCGGCGCCGGCAAGACCAACGGCGCGCGCGTGATGGCCGAGGGCATGTTCGACGCGGGCCTGCCCTTCGTCGCGATCGATCCCGTGGGAAGCTGGTACGGGCTTCGGTCGGGGCGCGACGGGAAGGCCGCCGGCGGGCTGGCGATCCCGATCTTCGGCGGGCGGCATGGCGACGTGCCGATCGACCGGGCCGAGGGCGCCGACGTGGCCGACATCATCGTGCGCGAAAACCTGAGCTGCTTGCTCGACCTCTCGCGGTTCGAGAGCGAGGCCGCAAAAAAGGATTTCCTGCTCGACTTCACCAAGCGTCTGTACGAGCAGAACGAGACGGCGCGGCATCTTTTCCTCGAGGAGGCCGACGACTACATCCCGCAGCGGCCCATGCGCGACGAGGTGCGGCTCCTGCGCGCCTGGGAAAACATCGTCCGGCGCGGCCGGGGGCGCGGGCTCGGGATGACCATGGTCACGCAGCGAAGCGCGGCCATCAATAAGAACGTGCTCACGCAGGTCGAGACCTTGTTCGTGCTACGCACCTCGAGCCCGCAGGACCGCAAGGCGATCGAGGGCTGGGTTCGGTCGAGCTCGGTGGAAGTGAGCAAGGAGGACCTCGCGACGGTGCCGCAGCTCAAGAGCGGCGAGGCCTTCTGCTGGTCGCCGCATTTCCTCGGCAGCGTGACGCGCTTCCGGTTCAAGCTCTCCCGCACGTGGGACAGCGGGGCCACGCCCAAGCCGGGCGAGAAGCGGGCGGCCACGCTCGCCCAGGTCGACGTCGCCAAACTGACCGAGGAGCTCGAGAAGCCCGCGCCGCCGCCGGCGCGCGACGCCGTGGCCGACGCCGATCACGAGGCGATGCTCGAGGCGCTGCGCGATCGGCTCGCCGACGCCGAGGGCGCGCGCGACACCCTGCGCGCGCAGCTCACGCAGCTCGAGGTGCGCCTGCGCGTCGAGGACGGGCAGATCGCCCGGCTCGAAAAGGCGGCCCGCGACATCGAGCTCGCCGGGCTCTCCGTGGTGGAAGCGGCGCGCGATCTTTTCATTCGCCTCCCCGCGCCACATGGACGTCCGGATTCCAGCCTGGATTTATCCCCAGGGTTGGGGACGGAGCCGCGCATCCCGGCGGAAGGTAACGGGAAAGCGCCGGGGACTTTTCCCCAAGTGAGCGCGGCGCGCCTCGACGCGCTCCTGCAGATGCCCGACGAGGGCTTCGTCTCGGTGCCGGGCAAGCCGGGCCGGCTGCAGGTGCGCAAGGGGCAGCGGCTCTCGATTCAGACGCACGACGGCCGGCTGCCGGTCGACGTCGAGGTGAGCGACCTCCGGATCACGGACGTCAAGGAGGGCCGCGATTCGACCGAGGTGACCGTGCGCGCCGAGGGCACCGTGCAGCTCGAGGAGCGGGTGCGGCGCGTGCTCACCGTGCTCGCGCAGCACGGGCCCACCGACCTCGGGAAGCTCGCCATCCTGGCCGGCTACTCGCGCACCGGCGGGTCTTTCAAGAACGCCGTCGGGCGCTGCCGCACGGAGGCGTACGTCACCCCGGGGCCGATGCCGGCGCTCACCGACCGCGGGCGAGCCGTGCTCGGCAAGGTGCCCACGCTGCCGCGGTCGGCGATGGCGCTGCGGGAGTACTGGTACCTGCAGCTCGAGAGCAGGGCGCGGCGCGTGCTCGAGGCCGCGATCTCGGCGCACCCTCGCGCGCTGCACCCCGCCGAGCTCGCCATTCGGGCGGGCTTCCCCGATCACACGGGCGGGTCGTTCAAGAACGGCCTGGGCTCGCTGCGCACGCTCGGGCTCGTGTCGAAGGGCAAGCCGGTCAAGGTGGCCGAGGAGCTCGTGCGATGAGGACGCGCAAGCCTGGGCTCGGCGTCTTCGGGGGCGCGCCGCCGCCCACGTTCGACACGTACGAGCGCGCGAGCGTGATCGGGCAGGCGGCAGGACCACGCGCGATCACGCAGGAGCAGGCCGTACGGGCGGGCCTGCACGGGGCGACGAACCTGCCGCGCCTCGAGCACCGCGACCGGCAGCTCACGAGCAAGCGCCTCCCCGGGTGGAACTTTCACATTCCGCTCTCAACGTCCGACGGCGTGGTGACCGCCAAGGCGCTCGCCGGCGGCCCCGAGCAGCCGGGGACCGAGGAGCTCCGGGCGCTCGCGGCCCTGCTGCGCCTGCCCGAGGAGGAGCGGTTCACGGCCGAGCGGCTCACCGAGCTCGCGACGATGCTCAAGATCGACGTCGCCTGCTTCTTGGGGATCGCCAAGGCGCTCGCCGAGGTGCCGCCGGAAGCGCGCGCGCCGGCGCTGCAGCGCGCCGAGGCCCTGCTCAACGAGCGCGCGCGCCTCGAGCTCGAGGACACGTGTGCTCGGCTTTTCCTCGAGATCGCGCTGCCGCAGGCGACGTGCCCCGTGACGCTCCTGCTCTTCTCGTACCAACCGGGCCACGTCGCCTACAAGACCGCGCTCGATCGGGCCGCCCTCGGGCAGGCGCTGCACGAGCTCGTCGAGGGCTGGCGCACGGGCAAGCCCCGCGAGATCAGGACCGATCGCCCGCCCAACCTGCCGACCGCCGAGCAGGCGCAGCGGATCCTCGACGCCGTGCGCGCTGCCCTGCCCGACGACGTGGGGATCGGCTGCGCGCTGCTCTTCGGCGTGCCGCCGGCGACGCTCTACATTGCGAACGCGGACCGCGAGGGCATGACGCAAGTCCTCGGCGACCTCGCCGAAAACATCGCGCTCGACGACGCGATCGACATCGTGGGCCGCGCGCGCCGCGTGGTGAAGGACTGGCATTGTCCGCCGGGTGAAGCGAAGACCGCGCAGGCGTTCGAGCTCTTCGCAATGAACGCCGCGCATGCCTACGGCGTGCTCGGGTGGCGGCCGGGCATGGATCAGGACGCGACCTCGTCCTGGGAGGAGCGCGCGGTTCTGGCAGCGGGGAAGAACCCAGCCTTTGACGCCATCTTCCGGCGCGTGGCGACGTTCCTCGGCGGCTTTCCGGGTAACGGTTTCGAGCTCGAACGCGGGTTCCACGCGGAAGTCTACGCCCTGATGACCGGGTTCCTGCACACGTGGCGGCAGGCCTCGTACGCTCGGCTCGAGGTGGGCCACAAGCTCGCGGCCGCGCTCTGCTTGACCGACGTGCCCGACGATCTCGAGGTGCGCGCGCCCTGGCCCGCGTGGTCGCTCGTGCTGCCCGACGGGCTCTTCGGCGACGTCGACGTGAAGGCGTTAGCGAACGGCGAGCGAGCGGCGCGCGTGTGGTGCCTTGGCACTGACGACGCCTACGTCGTCACTTCGCGCGGGGCGTTCTTCGTGCGCGATCCGGAGGAGGAGCGCGACGCGATCGGCGTCTCGCTGCGCAACCTGATCCGCGGCGCGTGCCTCGCGCTCTCGAACCCCGAAGCCAGCCGCAAGCCGGGCGGGCGCTCGCAGGCGAGCAAGGCCTCGAGCCGCAGGCACGGACCGCCGGAGCTTGAGCAGGCGCGGTACCTGCTCGCGGCGCCGGTCAAGATCGACCTGCGCGAGCACCTCCGCGGCGTGCTCGAGGGCCGCAAGGGCGCGAGCCCGACCGTGCAGTTTCTCGTGCGCGGCCATTGGCGGCAGCAGGCGTACGGCCCGCAGCACTCACTGCGGCGCGCCACCTGGATCGAACCGTTTTGGAAAGGCCCGGAGGAGGCGCGCGTCCTGCTCCGACAACACAAGGTCGAAGAATGACGATTCCCCCGCCCCTTCCCACGCGGCCCGGCTACGAGCGCGTCACGCAGCGCGCCGCCGAGCTCTCGAGCGACCTCCGCTTCCGCTACCTGCTCGTGCGTCGCTGGGCCGAGCTCGGTCCCGCGCTGCCGGTGGTGCTGCTCAACCCGAGCAAGGCCGACGGCTCGCGCGACGACGCCACGGTGCGGATCCTCATGCGGTACGCCTGGCGTTGGCAGCTCTCGGGGATCGAGCTCGCGAACCTGTACGCCATGCGCACCACGGACCCCCGCGGGCTGCGCGCCGGCGACCGCGTGGGCGTGCTCAACGACTTCCACCTCGAGCACCTCGTCGAGCGCGCGAAGCGCGGCCGCGGGTGGATCCTCGCCGGTTGGGGCGACCAGGGCGCCGAGCTCGAGGACTTCGGCGACCGCGTGCTCAAGCTCGTCCTGCTCGCCGTGAAGCACGGCGTCGAGCTCAAGGCGCTCGGCTTCACCAAGCGCGGGCGGCCGTGGCATCCACTGCGCAAGTCGTTGGACCTGCAGCCGCAGCCCTACATTTTCGAGCAGGAGATCGAGGGCTTCACCATGGACGTCCGGGGGCCGCGCAAATGACCGCGCCGGCGCCGCTGCAGCTTTTCCTTTTCCCGTGGGAGCTGGCGTCCATGCCGGACTACTCGCGCTCAATGCCTTCGGGCGTGACGCTCGGCAAGTTTTGGCGGCGCGGCCGGTACGCCGAAGCCCCGCCGACTTCGGTTCACCGGCACGAGCTCGTCGGCTGGACGGTGGGCTGCTACGCCTGGCTCGAGCCCGATCCCTCGCCGCGCGCGCGTGAAGGGGACGCCCTCGTGCGCGTGCTCTGGTTCGATGTGGTGCTGCGCCAGGGCCCGGAGCCGCCGGGCTACAGCGCGCCCGATTGGTCGAACCAGGCGCAGTACGACGGGCGGGGGTTGATGTGAGGCTCCCGCCCTACGAGCTCCTGCGGCGCTGCCGCAAGGGCATCATCTTTTCGGGCCCGCTGATCGCGCCGATCCTCGGCCGCTGGAAGACCGTCACCCGCCGGCTAGACCGCTCGTGGCTCACGCTCGAGGTCGGCGACCTGCTCTACCTACGTGAGTCGATCCGGCGCGGCGCGAACGAGATCGCGGCGGGCAAGCGGCCCGCCCGCTACATCGCGGACAACGTGTGGGTGCAGCGGCTCGAGGTCTGGCGTTGGCAGCGCGACGCGCTCCCCGCGATCCACCTGCCGCGCGAGCTCTCGCGCGCCGTGCTGCGCGTGACGGAGCGGCCGCGCCTCGAGCCGCTCTCAGCCCTCACCGAGCTCGACGCCCGCGCCGAGGGCGTGCAGCCGATCGCCGACCTGAGCGACGAATTCGGCGAGGACGTGTACCGGCGTGGCTTCCGCGCCGTGTGGGAAAGCTTGCACACGAAACCCGGCGAGCGCTGGAACGACGACCCGCAGCCCGTCCGGATCCCTTTCGAGCTCGTCGAGGAGTGACGTCCATGGGAACGACCAGAGAGAAGCCGACCGAGCGCGGCAAGTGCACGAGCTGCGGCGCCGACATTTACTGGGTGGTGATGTACCCGAGCGGCAAACGGATGCCGCTCGACGTGAAGCCCGTCGCCGGCCTGATCAAGGTCGAGATCGGCGTGCCCGACACGGGCCACATGCGAGGCCAGGACGACGAGCTCCTGTACCTCTCACACTTCGCAACGTGCCCGAACGCGGCGCACCACCGAAAGGCGGGCAAGTGAGCGCGCCCGAGATCGAGCTGCCCACGCTCACGCTCAAGCCCACGCGCGAGCTCATCGAATTGCAGGGCGTGACCTTCCGAATCTGGGCGGGCAAGGACGCGCACGGCGTCGAGGTGCGCGCGCTCGTTTCGGCGCTCGTGGTCGAGAATCACGTCACGCTGCGCGGGCACGAGAACCTGATCGAGCAAGCGCGCCCGATGGCCCTCAAGGATTCCGAGCTCGCCCGGCTCTGCGCCGCCTGCACCCGGACCGGGCTTCGCCCCGACACCCTGTAGGCGCGCCGCCCACCGGGGTCGTCGCCGGGGTTTTTGCCCCTTAGTTGCGCGGCCCCGGTGGGCGTCTACCTTATTAGGTAACCATGAGCAAGCTCATCGCCCCCGCCCTCCTCGCTGCCCTTTCCCTCCTCGCCTGCGCCTCGCCCACGCGCGCGCCGGCGCCGATCGACGTCGAGCCCCCGGCCGCCGTCGAGCCCGCGCCCGAGCCCGTGGTGCTGCCCACGGCGACCGTCGTGGACGAGCCGCCGCCGGCGCCGAAGCTCCCCGCGATCCGCGTGTGGGTCTCGCCGCACGTGCAGGAGCAGGAGGGCGTGCGCGCCGCGATTGCGGCTTGGCAGGAGACGACCGCCGGCGTGCGCGATTGGGTCTTCGTGGACGCCACGGCCGAGGAGCTCGTCGATTCGGAGATCGCGCACAAGGGCCTAGCCGACGTCTCGATCTGGGAGAGCGGCCGGTACCACGCCTGCGGCGCCGAGGAGACCACGCAGGTCCTCGGCTGCACCATGGTCACCGGCGGGCTCTGGCGGAACGAGAGCGGCGAGTCGATGGCCGCCTGGATGATCAACAGCACCGTCGACGACGAGGGCCATTCGCAGGAGGGGTACCAGCGCAACCCGAAGCTCGTGGCGATGCACGAGATCGGGCACCTGCTCGGCCTGCGCCACGAGGACGGCGGCATCATGGCGGCCACGAGCGACGCCGAGCTCGACGCCGATTGGGAGTGCCCGGACGCCGAAGCGGTCGACGCCCTCGAGCGCAAGCTCAAGATCACGGGCCTGCACGCCTGCGAGCGCCCGGCGGGCTTGTAGGCTCCTCCCCGCGTGGGGCATCCTTCCGGGGATGCGAACGCTACTTCTGACCGGAATCGGGGGGTTCATCGGCTCGCACGTCCTCGAGGCCGTGCTGCGTGAGACCGATTGGAACGTGATCGGCGTGGCCTCGTGGCAGCACCGGGGGACGCCCGAGCGCGTGCTCGAGGTCTGCCGCGAGGTGGCGCCCGGCGACGCGCGCGCCCGGGTGACGATGCTCACTCACGACCTGAGCGTGCCGTTCGCGCCGCGCACCCGCGCGCGGATCCTCTCGGCCGCTCCCGACGTCGTCATCAACTGCGCCGCCGAGAGCCACGTCGACCGGAGCATCACGGACCCGGCCATGGTGATCGCCAACAACGTCGGCGTCGCCGTGACCATGTTCGAGCTTGCCCGCGAGCTCAAGCTGCGCGCGTTCCTGCAGGTGAGCACGGACGAGGTCTACGGCGCGGCGCCGCCCGGCCGCGCTCACGCCGAATGGGACGCGATCGTGCCGTCGAATCCCTACTCGGCGAGCAAGGCCGCGCAGGAGGCCGTCGCGATCTCGTACTGGCGCACCTACGGCGTCCCGCTCGTGCTCACGAACACGATGAACAACTTCGGCCCGCGCCAGGACCGCGAGAAGTACCCGGCCAAGATCGTCCGCTCGCTGCTCACCGGGGAGGAGCTCACGATCCACGGGCGCGAGGGCTCGATCGGCTCGCGCTTCTACCTGCACGCGGCCTGCCACGCCGACGCGCTCCTCTGGCTCCTGCAGCACAAGCCCTTCCCCTCGAGCTACGCCGGCGGCGCCGAGCGGCCCGATCGGTGGAACGTGGTCGGGGACGCCGAGCTCGACAACCTCGCGTTCGCCGAGACGATCGCCGGCCTCATGGGGCGCCCGCTCCGGTACCGGCTCGTCGATTTCCACGAGACGCGGCCGGGCCACGACCGCCGCTACGCGCTCGACGGGCGGAAGCTCAAGGCCGCCGGGTGGCGCCCGCCGATGGACTTTGCGAGCTCGCTCTCGAGCTGGCTCGAATGGTCGCTCAGTCACCCCGAGTGGTGACGCGCGTCTTCTTGGGCAGCCGTTCCTCGAGCTCGCTCACGTCGCCGGCGACGGCATTGATCGACCGCTCGAGCCGCGCCTTAGCTTGAAAGCACTCGGCGGAATCGTCCTGCGCGTTCTTCGCTTTGATCTCGGCGCGCTTGAGCCGCTGGCAAATGCCGTTCAGCGGTTCGTCCGGCGTGTCTTCCGGTGCGGGGCACTGCACGGCGACGGGCACGGAGGCCGGCCGCTTCCAGCTCGCCACGACGTCGAGGATCCCGTGCAGCACGGCCACGAGTGACACGAGCCCCGCGGCGACGGCGCCGATCTGTTTCGCGACCGTGGTGCGATGCTCCCTGAGCATGGCCTTCTGCAGCCGGCGCAGGTCGCCGTCGTCCACGCGCACGGCGGGCGGCAGGCTCACCGGCTCGCCCGTCGACGCGGGCATGGTCGTCCGGTCAGACCTCGGGTCCATGCTGAAAGCTTCGGTGCAGGCCGACCAGCGTGTCAACGACGAGGCCGATGTCGAGGCTCTTGGAGAGCACGCGGATCCCCTGCCCGTTCAGGATCAGGTCCGAATTCGCATGCCCGGTCCAGAGGACGCGCAGCGTGCGCGGCCACCGGCGGGCGACCTCGCCGAGCAGCGAAAGCCCGTCGCGGCCCGGCATGTCGAGGTCGGAGACGACGACGCTGATCGTGCGCGCCTCGAGCTGCAGCAGTGCCGCGCCGGCGTTCGCCACCTGCAGCGACGGCACCTTGCGCCGCTCGAGCCATCGCACGAGCGCGCCCCCGAGCTCGACATAGTCCTCGACGACTAGGACGTGCGGCGCCCCGTCATCGGTCCCCGGCCCTTTGCTGTCGACGAGTTTCATCTCCGTTGATTATGCCGGCCTGCTTGAGCTTTCGGGTGAGGCTCTCGCCAATATCGTAGGCGCTCGCGGCGAGCTCCTTCACCCCGCCGAGTTGCGTTCGAATCCCTGCGAGCTCGGTCCGAAGCGAGCTGTAGTCCTTGTCGATGAGCAGCCGGAGGCCCTTGATCCCCGCGTCGCAGGCGTCGACCTTGCCCTCGATCGAGACGACCATTTCCCGCAGCTCACCGTAACGAGTTGCCTCGATCTCCGTGTGCGCCCCGAGCTCGCCGCGCAGCATGCCGAGCTGCGTGGTGCAATCCTGGAATGCAGCGACGCAATCGGTGAGCGCCTTGAGGAGCTCGGGCGGCATGCGCGGGGTCTGGACCGCCGCGTCTTCCGGGTTCTCATCGCCCTCGCCGCTCACGCAGCGCCCCGGGCGTTCTGCTCGGCCATCGGCGCGTCGAGCAGCAGGAGATCGAACGTGTGGCTCATGGTCGCGAGCAGCCGCACGTCGGCGAGGGGCGCGGTTAGGCATGCGATCGACGAGAATGCACGCCCCGTACCCGGCTTCTGCGTGTCCCACCCGGGGTGAATCAGGACCGAGTTGGCGACCATGCCGACGCCCGGCTGCACCTGCGGGCCCTTGGTGGCCTGCTCGGAGCGCTCGGCCTCGGCCTCCGTGATGACGCCGTCGTGGTCCGTGTCGCGCCAGCAGGGCAGGTCGCCCGAGCCTGCCCACGTCTTCACGTGGAAGATCGGTACCGGGTCGCTTTGCAACAACGTGGCGCGGTAGAGCCCTGGGCGAATGCTGCCCACGTTGCCCCCCGGGCTCTCCGAGCTCGTGAGCTGGTAGGCGTGGGTCGCGCCGCGGAAAATCTGCGGGTGGCCGTCACGCCCGACGACAACGAACGTGTCGTCGTAACGCGGCGCGTGGACCGCACGGTGCGAGCGGCGCGCGTTCGGGTACGACCCGCGCAGAGCTACGATCGTGGGCTCCTCGCCGAGCTTGAGCTCGAGGCCGCCGGGGCATGCCCGGACGAAGTCCCACGGCGCGCGCGAGAGCGCGGGCCAGAGATCGCCGAGCGGCTGCCCCTCGAGGTAGCGCTGCGCGGCGAGCTTCGCCTGCGTGCGCGGCCCCACGATCCCGTCGGCGAGCAGGCCCATGGACCGCTGCAGGTCGGCGCAGAGCTCGACGAGCGGCACGGAGTACTCGACGCCCGGGAAGCCGAAGACCGCCGCGAGGTCGGGCAGGAGCGCGCGGGCCTCGACGCTCGCGTTGTTGAGGTCGATCGCGCGGGTGACCTGTTGCGCAGTGAGGCTCACGGCTTACCCGCCTTGCAGGAGGTGCTCGAGGGCCTTGTCCGCGGCCTCGCTCGAGGCGACGGCGAGCAGCGCGCGCTTTGCGGTGTCGGCCGGCGCCGGGCTCTGGGCGATCTGCTCGACGAGCTTCTGCACGAGCGGCACCACCTCGGGCGGTACCGGCGCGCCGAGGCGCTTGAGGATTTCGACCGCGGGGGCGACGGCTTGGGGAGCGAGCGCGATGAGCGCCTGCTCGGCGGCTTGGACTACGGCGAGGGGGAGGGACATTGCACCCACTGCGCGACACGGGCGTCGCGCTCCTGCTTGAGGGCCGGCAGCGCGTCACACGTGGCGGGCGTCTTGCCCTTGCACGCGACGGCCGCCTTGGTGACGTACTCCCCCTGGATGGCCGCGAGGGCCTCCTGCGAGCATGGGTCGGGCGCCTTGGCGTCCTGGCAGGCGCGCAGCACCCCGAGCGCGAGGAGCATGAGCGCGAGCAGCGCCAGGGGCGGAACGCGCGGGTGCGGCGGGGGCACGCTCTGCTTTTTGACCTCGGCGAGGACCTTCTCGGGCACGCGGATCCCGCGCTCGGCCGCGTCCTGGGCCGCGAGGATCTTGGCCGCCTGCAGCTTCACGGGTAGGGCGCCCTTCACGATGAGCGCCACGCCCTGCACGATTTGCCACGGGTCGAGGCCGAAGCCACGGAGGAGCTTGAGCAGGCCGGCGACGCGCGGGCGAGCTTCGCACCAATGGTCGATCTGCGTGCGCTTGGCGAGCGCCGCCGAGAGGAACCCGGAGAGCAGCCACAAGGCGAGGGGCGTCACGTAAACGAGCGCGTGGGCCATGGCGGTCGATTCTCCTCGGCTGGACCCGGCCCGGCTAGTCCGGTATCCGTCCGGAGATGCCCCGCTTCTCGATCCTCACGCCGCTCTACGCGAAAGCGAACCCCTTCGTGCTCGAGACCTACCGGACCCTACAGCGGCAGTCGGTGGCGGATTGGGAGTGGATCGTCCTGCTCAACAACGACGGGTGCCTGCCCGCCGAAGCTCTGCAAGACCCAAGGGTGAAGCCGGTCGGCCCCGTGCTCGTGCCCGAGAAGCAAGGGATCGGGTTCCTCAAGCATGCGGCCGCGAGCTACGCCGAGGGCGAGCACCTCGTCGAGCTTGACGCCGACGACCTGCTCGACGACGAATGCCTCGGGCACCTCGGGCGCGCGTTCGAGGGGGGCGCCGATTTCGTCTACAGCGACTTCGCCGAGTTTCATCACGAGACGTGGACGCCCGCCTGGTACGCCGCCGACTTCGGCTGGCAGCAGTACGGCGTGATCCGCGACGGGCACCCGCTGATCGCGATGCGAGCACCGGAGGCCACGGCGCAGAACATGCGGTCCGTCATGTGGGCACCGAATCACGTGAGGGCCTGGCGCACGAGCGTGTACCGCGAGCTCGGCGGCCACGACCCGAAGCTCGCCGTCGCCGACGATCAGGACCTCATGCTGCGGCTCTACCTCGCGGGCCGCTCGATCGTGCACGTCCCGCGGTGCCTGTACTTCTACCGGGTGCACCCGCAAAACACGACGAAGAGCTCGAACGCGGAGATTCAGCGCGTCGAGGCCGGGGTCTACCAGCGGTACCGAATGCGGCTCGCCGAGACGTGGGCGCGCCGTGCGGGCCTGCGCTGCGTGGACCTCTGCGGCGGGATCAACCCCTACCCGGGCTTCGACGTGCTCGACGCCGTGGGCCGCGACGATTGGGCGCAGCTCGGCACGCTCGAGGGAAACCTGCGCGGCGAGCAGCCGCTCAACCTGCGTTGCGATCTGAACGGGCCCTGGCCGCTGCCCGACAACTCCGTCGGCGTGCTGCGCGCGAGCGACGCCCTCGAGCACCTGCGGGATCCGGTGCACGTGATGAACGAGGCCTACCGCGTGCTCGCGCCCGGCGGCTGGCTCATGACGCACACGCCGTCGACGGACGGGCGCGGCGCCTTCTGCGACCCGACGCACGTGTCGTTCTGGAACGAGCTCTCGTTCCGCTACTACACCGATCAGGCTTTCGCGCGCTTCGTGCCGCGCTTCGTGGGCCGCTTCCACGAGGCGCGCAACGTCTCGACGTTCTTCCCGGACGACTGGCACCGGGATAACAAGCTCGCGTACGTGCAGGCCGACCTGATCGCGCTCAAGCCCGGCTACTGCCCGTTGGGCCCGGTTCGGTGGCCTTCCCGGTTGTGATCTGCAGCCGGAGCGTTCGCATGTCGGCCTCGACGCCGGCCGTGTCCTCGAGCCGGTACTCGTAGCGCCCGGCGTGGCGCGCTCGCACCCGCGTGTCGGCGAGCACGGCGACGCCGGCGGCCGTGGCGCGCTCGCAAAAGCAGGTGTCGTCGGTGGGGTACTCGTCGCCGATCGCGTAGGGCATCCAAGCGGGCCGCACCTCGAGCCCGTCCACCTTGAGGCGAGGGAGCTTGTTCATCTCGCACACGCGCAGGAAAACCGCCGCGCTGAACGCGACGAGGCCGAAGCCGACCGCGCGCACCGGCACAAGGTGCCCGCCTTCGTAGGCGATGAGCTTCTCGGGCAGGCCGCAGCCGACCACCTTCCCGCGCTTCTGCTTCGTCGAGTAAAGCGCGCCCACGACCGCGCGCCGTTCGATCGCGGCGTCTAGCATCCTGAGCGCCTCGGCCGCGTCGAAGATCATGTCGCTGTCGACGCAAAGCATCGCCTCGCCGTTCACCCGCAGGGCGTGCGCCGCGCTGATGGCCCGGCCGCGATCCACGTTCGCGCAGCCGAGCACCGAGCAGTCGAAGAGCGTGTCGCCGCGCTCGTGCAGCGCGTGCCCGAGCAGGTCGATGCACCTTGAGTGCCCGGGGTCGAGGTAGTCACGGACCGGCCTGCAGAGAGCGACGCGCATGCGTCGCAGCCTAAACGAATCCGAGCCGCCCGTGGAATTGGTGTTGCCCCCAGCGGCGGTACTTGTTGAAGGTCGCCTGCGTCACCTTGCTCGGCACGATGACGAGGTCGTGGACGACGCCGTGGAACTGCAGCGCGTTCCAGGTCAAAAACACGATCAGGCGGTCGATCGTGCTGAGCGCCGAGCCCTGGGAGCCGGAGAATTCCTCCGTCTTGCCCGCCCACATGTTGGCCGTGCCGCCGCCGACGGCCCACCCGAAGCAATTGGGCACGTCGCACACGTCGTTAGTTCCGACCGCGGGCGATCCGGAAGTGTCGACCCGCATCTTGTCGGACAGCTCCATTGAGAAGAACGCGGTTTCGCTGAGCGCCCCGTTGACCCAATCGCACACGGGCGGGTAGGTACTGCGGCCGCCGTCAACGGTCGCGGTCAGCAAGACCGAATAACTCGGGTTCGTTCCGTTCGGCAGCCCGCGCAGCGTCGCGGTCGTAGCGGCGTTCCCGTCGCTCGACTGGAATTGGTAGAACTGTACGCCGGTGAACGCGCCGCCGACGGAGTTGCCACCCCACGCCGGCGCATTCGCGCCCGTCGGCTGGACGAGGTGGCACGAGTTGCCCGAGCGGTCGGTGACGCTCTTGATCGCGTCGCCCACCTCGCACGCATCGCTGAGCGCGGTGTCCTCGAAAACGAAGCCGTCGAGGAAGGACCACCAGGCGACCGGCGAGAGCTGCGCCGGGGTCCACTCGGCGGTGCCGCTCGGCGCGCGCGTGATGATCTCGATCGCGAGCCGCATGTCGCGGTCGGGCGCGTAGGCCGTGAGGATCTCGCCGCGGTAGACGTCGATCGCCGCGCGCTTCGGCATTGGCAGAAACCCGAGCAGCGACCACGCCGCGGTATTCGACAGCGTCGCATTCCACGTGTTGGCCAGGCCCGCGTCCTGGATCGCGTTCCAGTACGCCTGCTCCAGCGCGATCCCGATGCCAGCGGCCGCACTGCCCGCTGCGCCCTGCTGCAGGATCTCCCAACGCCCGTCCGGATCGGGGAAGGCGTCGATCGTCCCGCCGCTATCGAACGCCACGAAGGCTAGCGCCACGGTGCGCCCGTCGAAGCGGCCGGTCCTCGTCTTGCTGGTGGCGTCCGTTTTGAGCCACCCGGGCGAGTGGACCGCCGTGCCCGTGTTCGTGAAGTTGCGCAACAGGACCACGTTGTTGGCGATCGTGGTGGAGTCCCACTCAAACAGGTTGCCGTTGTCGTCGGTCGTCGGCAGCGCGTAGACGGCCGCGATGCAGCGGCCGGTCGTTCCCGTAAGCGTCACGGTGACGCTGCCGCCCTCGGTGCCCGTCGAAACGCGCCCATAGAGCTTGTGCACGAAGGTCCCGACCGTCGCGCTGTCGATGAGCGTCCAGCCCGCCGGATCGGAGATCGCGCCATTCTCCGCGGCGATGTCGAGCAGCAGGAAGGAGCCGACGCCGTTGCTGGGAATGGTCGGTGCGATCGACACCGCGTTCAGAATGTTCGCGATGGTGCCCAGCGTCACCGTGAAGATCGGGCCCTCGGGCGCGAGATAGTAAGCGCGGTTCGAGCCGTCGCCGCCGGCGTTGTAGACCGTCTGCGCCCAGAGCTCGACGCCGCCCACGCGGAAGTGGACGTCGTAGTTCCCAGCGCCGTCCGTGTCGGTGCTCGACTCGACGACGAGCATGAATTCGGTCAGCAGCGCGTCCTGTTGGATGACGAGGCCCGAGTTGCGTTCGTCGGTGCCCGTCGGCCAGGACCCGATCCCGGGGGACGCGACCAGGAAGCCCGGCACGCCGAATTCGGCCTCGCTCGACAGCGTCAGCACCGGCAGCGGCCCGGTCGCGCCCTGCGTGCCCTGGGTCCCCTGCGTGCCCTGAGGACCGGCGTTGCCGACCGCCCCCTGCGTGCCCTGGCTCCCCTGCGCGCCGGCGGCGCCCTGGGCCCCCTGCGCGCCGGCGTTGCCCTGCGCGCCTTGCGCTCCGGCGGCGCCCTGAGCTCCTTGGGCCCCTGCCGCTCCTTGGGCCCCTGCCGCCCCCTGGGCGCCTTGTGCGCCGCTCGCGCCCTGCGCACCCGCCGCACCCTGCGCGCCGCCTGCGCCCTGCGCTCCTGCGGCGCCCTGGGCCCCCTGCGCCCCTTGGGGCCCGTCGACGCCGTCCTCGCCCTGCGGTCCCTGCACGCCGCCCACGCCGTCGTCGCCCGGGTCGCCCGGGTCGCCGTCCACGCCGAAGGCACCGAAGAACCCGCCGGCGCCGAGCGGCCCCTGCGCGCCCTGAGCTCCTTGCGGGCCCGGGTCACCGACGCGCCCCTGCGTGCCCTGCGGCCCCTCGCCGAGGCCGCCACCGACGCCGCCCGCCGAGATCGCGCGAATGATGTCGTTGACGACCTTGGCCCACGAATCGACCGAGTACTCGTCGCGCTCGCCCTTCACCATGGGTCGCAACACGAGGCCGTCGGGGCCGTCGACGGTGACGGCGATCACGCGCTCGACCACGAGCGCCGGATCGATCCGCGGCGGCGTGCCGGAGCTGCCGCCGTTCACCACGGAGCGCACGACCCACGCGGCCACGAAGTCGAGGTCGGCGGGCACGGTGCAGGAGATCGAGCCACGCGGGCCCGCCGTCGGCGTTACGAGCGGCCCGCTCGAGCTGCCCACGAGCTCGAGGTTCGGCACGTCGGGCTGCGATTTCCCGGGCGGGTTCGCCGTGAGCACGCTCTCGTTCGTGCGCGCGCCGCCGGCGACCTGGAGCTCCCACGCGAACACGCCCTCGGGATCGAGCAGCGTGAAAGTGAGCACGTCGCCGGGCAGAGCCACGAAGCCGCGTTCGTCGCTCTCGACGTCTCGAGCTTCACAACGGATCTTGAAATCGGGGCGGGCCACGCTCCGAAGCTACCCGCGCCGTGCCCGGCCGGTCACGCGTCGCGCTGATCGCCGACGACCGTGATGAGCAGCGAGCCCCACCACCGGTTGTGAAAAGCCTCGCCGATCCGCACCAAGTGATTCCCCGAGACCTCGGGCACGAAGTCCACGACGCTCGGCGGCACGAGCTCGAAAAGCCGTTCCACGAGCTTCGTCCCGTCCGGCTGCGTGACCGTGTAGACGAGCGGCAGCAGGACGCCGACCTGATCCCCGCCCGGCTCTAGCGCCGTGTTCGAGTAGTCGACGGTGAGCACGAGCACGAGGCCGACGCGCGGCTTGATGTCGGCGTCGCGCAGCGCGAGCGTGAGGCGCTGGTCACCGACGTAGGCGGGGGCGATCTTGTCGACGTCCATGGCTCAGGAGGAGAGAACGTCGAAATGCATGATGACGCCGCCCCCGCTCCGGCCGCTCGCGAGCAGGTACCGGACGAGCAGCGTGTAGTGCCCGACGTTGCAGGGCGTGATCCGCATGTGGCTCGTCTTGCCGGCGACGCGCTCGATCGCCGGGGCGATGCCGGGCGCCTCGAGCCATTGCCAGTCGAAGCGCGCGCCGGCGAGCTCGGCCTCGCTCGGGGCCTCCGTGTCGCCCACCTTGCAGACGGCGCGAATCTCTCGGAAGCGCGTCGCGACGAAATGCCGGTGCTCGAGCCCGCTCTTGGCCGGTGCGCGATCGTCCTGCCATTCCTTGATCTGCAGGCTCATGGGCGGCACCTGCACCGTCGCGAGCAGCGGCACGCGCAGCGTCGGGTCCGTGAGGCGCGCGGAGAAGCTCGGCACTAGCCGGCCACCTGCGAGAAGAGCAGACCCGAGTCCGTGCCGTTGCCCGGCATCGACCCGGTCTGCAGGCCCGCCTGCCGCCCGTTGAACCGGATCGTATTGTACGTGTCGAGGTCGAAGCCGCAGCGGAACCAGGTTTGCGCGCCGTCGATGCTCGCGACGACTTGCTGGTTCGTGTCGTCGCCGTTCGGGTCCATGATCGCGAGGAGCACGCGGCCGGAGGAGGCGCAATCCTTCACGGAGATGTTCGTCTCGGCGACGGTCCAATCGCCTTCGGCCCCGGTCGGGCTTGTGTAAACGAGGCCGGGCACGGAGTTGTTCATGAAAACGACGAAGAGCCCGAGGTGCGAGACGTAGGTCGCGCGCATGGCGGCACCGTGCACCCAAGGGAGGTCCATGACCTGCCACGTGTCCCCGCCGTCGTCGCTAAAGCCGTACTGCGCGAGCGTGCCCGAGTTGGTCGTGATGTACGTGCCCTCACCGTTGCCGATGATGCGGCGCGGCCCGTTGGTGCCGTCGAAGACGCCCACGGCACGGTTCGTCCACGTGGCGAGGTCGGTGCTCGTCTTGATGCCACCGGCGCTCGCAACGAAGCCGAGCATCCAACGGTTCATCTCCGGTTGCCAGAGCACGTCTTGAACCGTGAGGCCGACCATGAACCCGGGCGAAAAGCCCATGTCGATCGTCGAGTAGCCGGCGCCGATCTCGTCGTCGATCGTGCCCGCAGTGAGGAACGGCGGCGGCACGGTGAAGGAGAGCAAGCGCCAATTGTCGCTTGTGCCCGACGGGTTCATGAGGACGATCGTCTCGCCGGTGCTCTCCTTCGACGCCGCGAGCCACGGCTTGCGATCGAGCGAGGGGATCGGCAGCAGGCGGAAGTGAAAGCCGTTGTCGCGGCTCAAGAAGAGCGTCGGGTCGCCACCCGCGTCGGCCGCCGTGAGCCAGCAGTCGGGCCCCGGGATCCAGTGAATCAGCGTCATCGTCGTCAAGAAGCCCGGCGAGTAATAGACGCCGTTCTCGCCGTACGATCCGTGGTGCCAATTCATGAGGTGCGCGTAGTCGGTCCACCTCGAGCCGTCGGCGGCCGCTGCGGCGTTCGCGTTGATCTGCGTGATCTGCTCGGCCGTGACGGGCTGGATGCCCGACCACCCGCCGGGGTTTGGATTCGGGAAAGGGTACTGCGGCACGCCCGTTAGGGTGTCACGTCGGGGACGGCCAGGTCTAGGAGCGAGAGGCCCGTCGAAAAGCCTTGGTGCGTCACGAGGTACCAGCTCATCCAAGCGGGCATCGCGCCCGAGAGGTACCGCCGCGCCGTGCCGAGGGCGCGCCGCTCGAGCTCGCCCGGCGCCTCGCCGTCGTCGAGCACGAGCACGAAAGCCACGTCGAAGGCGTCGGAGTAATTCGCCCAGGCCGTCTCGTTGTGCGGGCCGAGGTTGAACGGGTTCGTGCCGTCGGTGGGCGCGAAGAGCCGGCCCGCCTGCGTGACCGTGGTCTGCTCGGGCTCGACCGTGGCGAGCGCGAAGCGGCTGTCGATCGTCTTGAGGTGCGCGAGGATTTCGGAGAGCACGCCGTCGTAGGCGCCGAGCTCGTAGTCGTTCGCCTGCTCGCGCGCCTGCTGGTCGTTGTCCGTGTCGGGAATGTCGAAGAGCCGCCGGAAGAACGCCACGTTGACGGCGCTGCCCGGGTACATCTGGTTCGCGGCGCGCTCGGCGAGGCCGGCGACCATGGCGAGCCCTTCGGCGCGTGCCTCGCGCCAACGCTGCTCGGCGCCGTCCTCGGCCGACGCGTGCCCACGGCCGACGAGCGTGCGCAGCGCGTCGAGGCTTTCCTCAACCGGCTCGGGCCCGCCGCCCCACTGCAGAGGCCAAGAAGGCATCGGCTACCAGAGCGCGACGAAGAGCGGCGCGTCGAGCCCCGCGACCGCCGCGCCCGTGTCGAGGTACGTGCAGGTGACGCTCACGCCCGAGGAGAGCGGCGCCGTCGGTTTGATGCCGGGCTGGAAGTACGATTTCGAATCGCTCTGCACGTTGGCCACGCCGCCGCGGAAGACGAGCGGCTGCCCCTCGCCGTTGCGGTCGGGCACCGTGGCCGGGTACGTGATGGTCACCACGCCGTCGGTCACGTCGATCTCGGGCGGCGCGTAGGGCCCGGTCGAGGAGCGCTCGCGGTTCCAAGCTTCCCACCGGAAGTCGAGCGAGCCGTCGGCGTTGATGATGAGCACGGCGAGCGCGGCGACCTGCCCGAGCCCCGTGAGTTGGTGGAACATGAGCCGCCCCGTGGTCTCGGCGTCGAGGTCCTTCTCGGGCGAGCGCACGGGCGTGCGGTTCACGGGCTCGGGCCCGAAGTCGGACCGAACCGGTTTGATCGGGAAGCCGCCGTCACTCATGGGAGCACCTCAGAAATCGTACACGCCGACGTTGCGGGGAACCAGCATGTAGGGGCCGTCGCTCACGTTCACCGGCACGCGGGGCTCGCTCGGCGTCATGTCGAGGAGCGTGAAGCGGAAGAGCGACGCCCCGAGCGCGTCCTCGACGTACCGTTGGATGCCGCTGCCGCCGAAGTAGCTGGCGCGGATCGAGGGCTCGACGCGGCGGAAGGCCACCGGGCCCCGAATGTCGTTGGCGAGGTCCACCACCTCACCCGGGCCGAGCGAATCGAAGTAGTCGCGGATCGCCTTGCCGAGCTCGACGAGCCGGCCCGAGTAGGGCGAGACGCGCGCGCCCACGGGCAAGGCCTCGCCACCGACCGAGAGCGCAACGTCGAATTGCCCCGGGTCGCCGGCGGCCACCACGCTCGAGACCTGCAAGCGTTTGAAGATCGAGAGCGCGGGGTCCCACCACATGAGTTGCGGGATCACGTCGCCCGACGGCGTCGCCTCCTCCTGCGTTTGCATGCGGAAGCCGGAAGTACTCGGCGCCGGCGTGTCGAGCACGACCGCGGGCTGCTCGTCGCCGTGCGGCCACGCGATGGCGTCGAACCAACCGGCGTTCGTGTTGCGCCGCATGCCGAGCCGCAGCACGACGTCGGAGTACTCGGGCTGCCACGGCGTCACGATCGTTCGCACCTGCCCGGGGACCTCGCCGCTCACGGGCGGCGTGAGGAACCCGCGCACGACCGTCATGGTGCCGACGCTCGGCAGGCGGCCGAGCGGGCCCGTGCTCGTGCCGCGCTTCTGCACGACGGCCACGCCCACCGAGCCCGAATGATCGGCGGTCGGGTAGACGAACGCATCGCTCACGGCGTTCGAGGCCTGCCGCGCCCAGAGCCGGAAATGCGCCTCGTTGCCGGCGCCGGCGGGCCGAGCTCGGAGGTCGATCAGGCGCGCCGAAAACTCGGCGTCGGTCTCGCGGTTCGTTCCGCCGGTGAACGCGACCTCGACGGTGCACGTGGGCGCCGAGCCCGGCGGCGGGTTGACCCACTTGAGCACGGCGCCGACCTGCAGCTCCGTGTCGGGGCCGGTGCTCACGCCCTGCACGGCGAGGAGGACGCCCTCGTCCGGGTCGTCGACCTCGCCCGTGATGATGACCTGGTAGGTGAGGCCCTGCTCGTCGGTGGCCTGGATCGCGGTCTGGTCGGGGATCGCCGTCGAGCCCTGCCATTCCGTCCCGAGGACGCCGAGCGCGCGCACGTACCCGCTCGCGCCCGTCGCCGGCAGCGGCTGCGTTTTGCGCTGCGTGCCGTGGAAGGTGTAGAGGAACGGCGACGCGGCGCGGCCCGGGTCGATGTTCTGCGCCAGGAAGTCGCCGCGCTTCTGCACGACCTGCAGCACGATGTCGATCGCCTCGGCCTCGACCCAAAAGCGGCCGGGTTTCATGGTCGAGCGGCGGATCGTGGTCTCGTCGTAGAGCTGCCCCGTCACCGGATCGCGCTGCCCGCGCAGCGAGTTGCGGTAGGCCGTGAGCATGGCGTCGCGCGCTTCGCCTCGCGCGTAGGTGGGAAATTCGCGGTCGATTAGCGTCATGTGCCGTCGCTCGCCAGGGGCTTAGTGAGGGGGATCGTCTTCACCTGCGGCCCCGCGCTCGGCGCCGTGAGGTCGCGGACCGTGATGTCGAGCTCGACCGTATCCTCGTCGACGGTGGGCTTCGCGTCGACGAGCGTGAGCATGCCGGCGGCCTCGAGCTCCTGCACGGGCACGCGGGATCGGGCCTTGAATTCGCCCACCGAAGACGGGTCCGTGTTGCGGACCTCTCGGAAGGTGTGCCCCACGGTCTCGACCGCGCCGCCGCTGTTGCGCTCGACCGAGTACGCCTCCTGCAGCATGCCGTCGAGCACCGTGGCGCTCGAGAGCAGGTCGGCGAAATCGTTCGTCGCCGGGTCGATCTTGTCGGCGAGGATCGGCACCACGGCGCGCGGGTCGCCGAGGTCGAGCGCCACGTACGCGCCGAGTTGGTGAGAGCCTGCAGCGGGGAGCGGCACGAGCTCAAGCTAACCGACGGGCGACCCGCTGGGTCAGAGCGGGCACGGCGGCAGCGGCACGAGCGGCAGCGACGGGAAGCCCGGCGACGGCAGCGTGGGTCCTGCAAAGCCCGGAAATCCCAACGCCGGCAATCCCGGAAAGCCGCCCGCCGGCAGGGGCACCTCGGGCAGCTCGGGAAAGCCAGGCGAGGGCAAGCTCGGGCCGGCGAACGCGGGCCAGGCGAGCGAGGGCATGCCGGGGAAGCCCGCGCCCGGCAGCACCGGCGCAAGCGGCAGCGTGGGGAAGCCTGGCGAGGGCAGGGAGGGCCCGCCGAACGCCGGCCAGTCGAGCTCAGGGCCCGCGCAGCTCATGCGCTAGAGCCCCTTGACGAAGCTCGCGGCGTAGGCCGTCGGCGGAACCCACGGCGAGACGGAGCCGGGCGCGAGCCCGTTGATTGCGGCGGTCACGGCGCCCGTCCAGGTCGTCATCGCGAGCACGTAGGCGTCGAGCGCCGGCGCGAGCACGAGCGGCACCGAGCCCACGCCGCCGAGGTCCGCGGCGCCCGTGGCCTTGAACGTGCCGACCGCATTCACGCCGTCGTCCGTCACCTCGACGCGCTGCGTGCCGTCCTTGTTTGACAGGATGCCGGTGGTGCCGAGCATGGTGAGCCGCGGGCCCTCGCCGCTGATGAGGCCGACGAAGGGCTCGCCGTTGCCGTCCTTGCCGACGCTCAGCATGTGAGCCTTGGTCGGCACGCCCGAGCCGTCGCGCTCGTACGGAATGTAAAGCGTGAACTGGTCGCGCGCCTCGCCCTCCTGAAACTCGAACGTCACGAGGCCGCCGCCGTACCCGCCCCAAAGCAGTTGGCCGATCTTCGGCACCTCCCCGCTTGCGCCCTTCGTGAGCACGTCGAGGATCCGCCGGTCGCGGAAGCCGAAGGCGAGGAGGCCGTCGCTCGTGCGCACGGCCAAGTACTCGGCCCACTGGTCTTGCTCCTTGCTCGCCTCGAGGGGGCGCCCAAACATGCCGAGCGGTCCGAGCACCTCCTGCCCTGGCTTCACCTCGGAGCGCAAGCCCTGCGGGTCGTCGTCGAAGCCCACGCCCTCGAGGTCGTACTTGACGACCTTCGTGTCGTCGGCGACCGAAGACCGCAGCACGCGGCCCATTGCGAAGACCGCGTCGAAGGCCGTCGCTAGAGGACCCATGTGCCCGCCTTCGTCGCTTGCATGAACGTCCGAAAGCCGTCCTGCGGGCTGACGCGCATGGTGAGCTCTTCGATGTAGAACCGCCCCGTGGCGCCGCCGAGCGAATCGGCCACGGCGTCGCAGGTGGTGTCGACCACGTAGGGCGTGTCGTCCCCGGGCCGCTCGCGGTAGGCCAGGCCGTACGTCTCGATCGCCCACGCGTCTTGACGGCGCAGGCGCTCGGAGAGCTCACGCCCGACGACGCGCGCCGCGAGCTCCTTGGTGCGAATGCCCTCGTCGATGATGAGCACGGGGCGGAACCCGATCGTGCTGTCCCCCTTGGCCGCGAAGCCCGCGTCGATGAGCGACTGGTTCGTGCGGCCCGCGCTCACCTTAGCCCGCTGGAAGCTCTGGCCGCCGCCGTACCCGAAGGCGTAGAGCGACGTCGGTGCGCCGCTCGTGTCCTCGACGCGCGCGATCCGAGTGACGTTGTTGGCGGCCCCGTCCTCGCCGCGGAAGCACCGGAAGTAGTAAAGCGGGTCCTGCTGGTCGTCGGGCGCCGCGATCACGATGCGGCCGTCCGGGCCATCCCAGAGCATGAGGCCGTGCCGCCGGAGGTGGCGCGCGAGCAGTTGGAACGTGGTCTCCCCGGGCTGGACGTTCGCTTCCTTTTCCTTGAGCGGCTCGAGGTCCTTCGGTGCTCGGCCCCCGCTCGAGCTCTTGCCGGTCATCACGTTGCGCGAAACGTCGCCGCGGAAAATCACGTCGCGCTCGGTCATGCCGTGCTGCTTGATGGCGCGCACGACGAGCTGCTTGAGCGTCATCCCGACGACGCGGATCGTGGCGTCGGCCGCGCCGATGTTCATGTCGGCGAGCTTCGTGCGGAAGACGCATCGAAGGCTCGAGCTCTGCGCGGCGTCGAACGGGCTCTCGCGCATGACGACCTGCCCGCGCATCTGCTGCCGGCCGTTGACGGCCAGGTCGAAGGGCGCGCCCGTGGCGACGATCTCCTTGAGATCGCGGTAGCTGCCGTTGTCGCCGATCTCGAACCCGGCCTCGCTCGGCTTGAGGATCGAGCGCGTGACGTGGCAGGAGGTGTACGCGTCGAAGCTGCCGCCGGCGCCGGTGGCGAGCGAGCGGAGCTCGACCTTGTCTTCGGGGGACTTCACGGCCAATGCTGGTACACCCGGTAAACGCCGGGCGGCACGTAGAACGGGTCCTCGATCCGCTCGCCGTTCAGGTCGAGCAGCACCTCGGCGGGTTGCTTCACGAGGGCCGCGATCTGGAAAATGGTCGTCTTCTGCTTCACCTCGTACGGCTGCGTGGCGGGCAGCGAGCGCTGCCGCTCCTCGGCCGCGACCCACGTGAGGTCTCGGAGCTGCGCGAGGCGCTGCACGGCCACCGGGGCCGGCGGGCTCGTGCCGCCGTTGCGGGCGTTCGCCGTCACCTCCTCGGCCGTGCGCACGAGGTCCTCGATCGCGCCGTCGATCGCGCGGGCCTGCGCCTGGCAGTCTTCCACGTAGCGGCCGGGCGCCTGCAGGATGCCCTCGAGGTCGGCGCAGAGCACCTTGATCTCGGTCACGAGGTCCGACCAATTGTCCTCGTACTCCATCGAAAACGCCGTCTGCTCGGCGAGCCGCAGATGCCGCCCGAGCACCGTCGGGTTGGCGAACGCGGCCGCACCGATCGCGTCCTCGCTGTCTTCGATGAACACGAGGTCGAGCACGGCGAAATCGACGAGGTCCTCGGGCGTGCTCCGCTTGAACTTGTGTGCGCGCGCGCGGGCGAGGCCGTCGGTCGGCACGAAGAGATCGCCCGTCTCGTGCTTTGCGAAGAGCCGGAGCACCTTGAGCATCAGGTCCGGGTAGAGCGGCACGTTCGGGTCAAGGCCCTCCTCCCAGATCGCGTTCCCAAAGACCGCACGCGGGGTCCAACAACGCGCGTTCGCGCCCGTGTCGTCGAGCTTCTCGCCCTCGCGGTTCGGGCGCGGGATCCGGACGATGCGGTTGTCGCCCTCGACGTCGTCGTGCAGCACGGGGAAGGCCACGCGCTCGCCGGCGACGGTGAAGCTCATCACGGAGTACTGCCCCTGGACGGTGGCCTTCTCGGGGGCGAGCGTCTGCTGCGGGGTGACCTGGTTCGGGTCGATGACGGCCATGCTCTAGCCTAACCTCCTCCGGGCCGCGCCGGCGGCAGCACGGGCGCGCCGCGCGTGCCGATCGACCCGGGCGGGTTTGCCAGCTCGACCTTGAGCGTCGAGCCCTTGAGCGCGTTCGCGAGCGTCTGCGCGAACGACGCCGTGTTCTTGATCTCGACCTCGGGCGGGCCGCCGGGCGTGACGCCGCCCTTGGCCGCTGCAGCGTTCAGGTTCGCGATCCCCGTGGGGACGATCTGCTTGATGTCCTTCACTGCGTCGTCGCCCACGAGGCCGTCCTTGTGCATCTTCACGAGGTCGAGCGCGCTCATGGGGGCGTTCGCGCCGAGCTTCTGCGCGTCGAAGCCCATGGCTCGAGCCTGCGCCTCGTTCTCGAATTTGCGGCTCATCTTCCCGCCGATCTCCTGCGCGTCGAAATCGGTCTTCGCGTCCTGGACGGCGAGCTGTAGGCGCTCCTTGTCGGTGAGCTCGCCGCGCTTGTAGCGCCGCCCCTTCTCGCCAAACTTCTCGACGGCGCCCTGCTCGCTCATGCCCTGGGCCTCGTCGATTTGGGCCTGCAGGGCCGTCGCCTCCTGCTTGCGCTTGTCGGCGTGCTTCGCCTCGATCGCGTCTTCGATGGCGTTGCCGATGGCCTGCCCGACCGCGAACGCGGCCGCCGCGATCACGACGGGGCCGAAGGCCGCAGCGGCGAAGCCCGAGCCCGCTTTGCCCACGCCGCCGAACGCCTGCTCTGCGAACGAGGTGCCGGCCTTGCTGAGCGCGCCCTCGAGGAAACTCTTGCCGACGACGGCGCCGGCGACGCCTGCACCGGCGCTCATCGGATTCTCGGCGACCCACCCGATCACTTTCGAGATCACGTCCGCAAACTTCGGCAGCGCGGCCGCGAGCTGGTTTATCGCCTTCACGATCTCGGGCCGGCCCATGGCGTTCTGCAGCGTGTTCAACGCCTGCTGGAACTTCACTTGCGGGTCCTCGGTCCGCTTCATGGCCTCGGCTTGCAGGTCCGCGGCCGAGAGCGTCTGCTTGCCCGCGTCCTGGATCGCGGCGTCGAAGGCCGCGAGGCCCGCCGCGGTCTTCGTCTTGATGTCGCCCTTCGTCTGCTCGAAAGCGCCGGCGTAGGTCTTGCCGAAATCGACGAGCAGCTTGAGTTGGTCGCCGGTGAAGACCTTGGCGAGCTCCTCGCGCTTGCCCCCGGTCTTGGTGAGCAGTTGCTGCAGGGCGTCCTTTTTGAGCGTGCCCTGCTTGTCGACGAGGTTGAGCTTTAGCTCCTTCTTGGCGCGCTCGACCGTGGCCGGATCGACCATCTTGTCGAATAGGCCGGTGACGCTCTTGATCGTCTTGCCGAGGTTGCCCGTCGCCGCGTCGGCGAGGTTGAGCATCCCCATCATGCGCTGAAACCCGTCCTTGCCCTCGAGGCCGGCGAGCTTCGCGGTCGCGCCCACGAGGCCGATCTTTTCGCCCACGTCCTCGATCCCGATCCCGCCCTTGGACGCGGCCGAGACCACGGCCGCGAGCGCGTCGGGGAGCTGCTCGGCCGTGATCCCAAACTTTTCGTTGAGCTGCCCCGCGATGACGGTGAGCGAGCCCACGCTCGCGCCCGTGGCCGTGGCCGCCTTGGCGATCTCGTTCGCGCCCTTCTTGGCGAAGTCGATGTCGCCAATGTCGTCGTAGAGGGCGCGGATCGTGCCGGCCACCTCCTCGTTCGAGCGGCCCCATTTCAGCGCGACGGCGTTGCCGTCGGCCATGAGGGCCTTGAACGACACGGCCTCGCCCTTGCCCGCCTTGAGCTGGAACGCGAGATTCTTGTACGAGGTCTCGAGCTGGATCGCGGCGTGCGCTGCGCTGCCGAGCGTGAAGGCGCCGCCGAGCGTGCCGGCCATCGACGCGAGGCGCTTGACCTCGGAGCCGAGCCCCTTGAGCGTGTCGCCGACCTTGGAGATGCCGGCGCCCCACATTTGGGACGACTTGCTGGCCTTCTTGCTCTCCTTCTCGACGGTGTCGCCGACCTGGCGCATCGAGACGATGAACTGCCCGTTGTCGAGCGTGAGCTTGACGCTCGCTTCACGAGACGCTGCGCCGGCCATGGCACGAGCGTACGGGCGGCGGTCCGGGCCGGCCTAGAACGGCTCCTCGCCCCGCTTGCGCGGCGGGATCACTCCGAAGAGCGCGGCGAGCCTTCGGGCGCTGATTCCGTCGTCGGGGCTTCGGTGGGCGACCTCGAGCTCGAGGGCGGCTGCCAACGCGACGGTGTCATCGCTGAGCAAAAAGCTGCCTCGACCGAAAGCATGATACAGGCGATCTGCTCGAGCCCACCTAAACGCCATAAAGGGCGTAGGTGGCCCGCCTTTCGGATTTCGGCGAGCGTTTGCCAGAGCTCGTCGGGCTCGAGGTCGGCCACGCGCGGGTCGTTCATGAGCTCCCAGTTGTCGAGCTCTTGGTAGAGGCCGGTGAGCACGCGCTCCTGCGGCACGGCCTCGTAGAGCACGGAGCCGTTCGCGTACTTCTGATCGAACGGGGCCGCGGGCTCACGGATCGCGAACGCGAGCTTTTCGACGCGCTCAAGCTCCTCGACGATGTCGGCGTCATGCGCGTCGTCGCCGATGCGGTCCGGCTTGATCTTGAGCTCCTGCGCCCACGCGCGCGCCCGCCGGCGCGCCTGCACCCGCTGCAGGTTCGTCGAGCACTGCAGCACGACGGGGACTTCCTTCACCTGCCCGCGCGCGTCGCGGCTCTTGATGGACGTGGGCAGCACCGGGCCGTTTGGCCCTTCTTGGACGCCGAGCTCCTGCCAGCGCTCGGCGAGCTTCGCGGCTCGCTCTACTGCATTCATGCCGGGCTACCCTAACGGGGAACCCGGGCGGGCGCTAGCGGCTGATCTTGCCGACGAAGGAGCAGGAGCCTTTGGTCGCGTCCTCGAGCGGGCCGTCGAGGTTGCAGTCGGTGTACATGCCGTCGATCGCGATCGTCTTCCCGCCGGGGAGCTTCGCCCGGAGCTGCCGGATCGTGCCGTCGAGCACGTCCTCGAGGTACGGCCGTTCGATGCCCTCCTCGTCGATGACGAAGTTGAACGTCACCTTCGTCTCGGGCTTGCCCTTCACGACACCGGCCTGCGGGCGCCGCAGCGTGTGCTGCTGCTTGCCCTTGTTCGAGGTGCTGATCGTGAAGTCGGTCACCTGCATCAGGTCGCCGTTCCCCTGGGCGAGGTACGCCTGCGGGTACTTGAGCTGCTCTTTGGCTGCCATGGTCGCGTGCTCCTAAGGGCCGGGGTGCTCGGGCGGTTAGCCCACCTTGTGGACGACGCCGCTGAACTTCGCGAGCGGCTTGAGGATCTTGAGCGGGACGAAGATGTTGACCTGGCTCTCGTCGCTCGCGTCGATCTCGACGATGACCTCGCCGCTCGTGATCGCGGCCTCGAGCACGGGCCCATTCGCGACGCCGAGCGGCACCCAAGCGCGCAAGCGCGAGTAGACGAAGGCCTCGACGTCGCGGCGCTCGACGACGCCGGCGGGCAAGGAGTCAGCACCCGCGGGCAGGTCGGGCGTGATCGAGCAGTTGGGGAACTGCTGCGGCGTGGCGATCCGGAGGTCGTCCGAGATCGCCATGACGCCGAACGTGTCGGTCTGGTAGTACGCGCGGAAATCCGGCTGACCGCTCGTGTCCTGCGACCGCGTGGTGATCGGATTCACGATCACGCAATCGGAGCCGTTCGGCACGAAGTCGAGCGGCGTGACGCCATGGTTGAGCAGGTCCTCGCGCTCGGTGCCCGAGAGCTTATCGCCCTTCGTGTCGTGGCTGCCGATCAGCCCGAGCAGGAGATTGCCGATCCGGTTCGTGTTCGGGCGCAGGCCGAACGCTTGGAGAGCGTTGCCCATGTCGGCGCCGCAGAGCTCGGCCGGCAGCGAGCGAGCGCCCTGCCAGAACGTGTAGCTCATCCATTCGTTGTTGCGCGCCACGGCCGCAGCCTTGACCGCCGTGATCGTGCTGCTCATGCCCACGAACCCGTACTGCAGGAGCGCGTCGAGCCCCTCGTTGTGGGTCATGATGTGCGTCTTGAGCTTGTGCGCGTTCGAGCTCGAGGTCGCGTCGGCGGCGTCCGTGTTGCCCGTCACGAGGCCGATCCCCGTGTACTGCTTCGCCGAGAGCGCGGAGAGCGCGTTCGTCGCGTCGAATTCCGTGGTGCCGCCCGAGAGCGCGGCGCCACCTGCAGCGACGGCGCCGCCCGAGCCGCGCACCTTGCGCACGGCCGTCAAGACGTCGTTGCCCCAAGTGCCGGGGCCCGCCGCGTCGATCACGATCTCGCCCGGGTCGCCGGTGCCGGCGACGGCAGGGAGCGGGCGCATCGCGTTGATCGCGCCGGCGACGCGCGGAATGAAGTCGTCGTCCGGATCCTCGCCCGGGTACCAATCGACTTGAGTGGTGCGGCCGGCCACGTCGAATTCGAACGTGTTCGTGTCGGTCGGCGTGCCGGTGACCGTGTGAGTGACGGTCGCGGTGCTGCCCGAGGGCGGCGTCGGCGACACCACGTCGAGCGGGATCGTTTTGACCTGCTGGAAGAACTGGATCGAGAAGAGATGCCCCGGCCCGTTCTGCCCGAGCGCCTGCGCGACGTCGTCGGGGCCGTAGCAGGTACGCACCTCCGTGTTCGCCGTGATGTCGCCGGACGCGAGCTTCGACGAAATCAGCGCGGCCGTGACGAGACCGCCGCCGACGGCGCTCGCCGCAGCGAGCAGGTTGACCTTGAGGTAGAAGCCCGGCGTTTTGACGCTCGAGCTCATCGCTTTCGGTGCGGGCATGGGGATCAGCCTCCGGAGGTGGAATCAGCGGCGCCGCTCGGCGCCTCGCTCCCCGACGCGGCCAGCGCGACGGGCGTGCTCGGTTTGGTGGGCTCCTGCGGCGCGTCCTGCGCGGCCGCCACCTCGGCGCGCTTGCGCTCGCGGTCGGCCTTGGCGGCCTGCAGCTCCTCGACGCGCTTCTTGCGGTACGCGAGGTACTCGGCGCGCGTGCTCTTCGTGAGCGCGCCCTCGGCGAACACGCGCGTGTACTCGCGCGCGTAGCGGCGCACGTCGGCGCCGGGGATCAGCACCACGGCCTCGGGCAGGTACTCGATCCCGCCCTCGACCTTCGGGTTCCGGCGCGCGCCCACGTACGCCGCGCTGCCGCCGCCGTAGCGGGTGACGATGCCCTTGGCGGGCACGCAGCGCACGTAGAGGTCGTCCGGGTCGCTGCCCGGCTCGACGAGCTCGGCCTCCTCGCCTTCCTTGAGCGCGGGGCCCTGCTGCTCGGGCAGGCCCGCGTCGGGGCGCACACGAACGGGCGGCATGTCGTCGCTCAGGGGGCTCGCCGCAAGGTCCACGGCGGGGGAGGTGCGCGGGGGTCGTTTGGCAGCCACGCCCCGAGGCTATTGGGGCGCCGCCGCGCCGGGCTAGCCTTCGTCGTCGCGCGGCATGTTGGCGATGATGCCCTCGGCGGGGAGCACGGGCAGCGGCGTCTTTTGGCTGTCCGGTGCGTCCTCCTCCGTGTTCGCCGGCAGGCTCGCGCCCAGCGTCATCTTGAGCCACGGCCGGAAGGTGCGGCCCTCGACCCGCTCGACCGTCGAGATCGTCCGCACGAGCACGCGCCCGATCGACGCGTTCGGGCTTTGCGCGATCCGCGGCGTGCGGTTCAAAATGTAGACGCCGGTACCCATGGTGGCGAGCGTCTCACCGTCGTCGTTCATGCTGCGATCGGTGAGCAGTTGCGACGCGGCCTCGAGCAGGCGCTGCGCCATCTTGCGGCGGCCGCGCCCCTCGGTGGACGAGCTCACCACGTAGATCCCGAAGCTCTCAAAGTACGTCGCGGCGACGCGGCTCTTGCGCGTGGCGCCCTGCGAGATACCCGCCGTGCGTCCCTCGACCGGCTCGCTGCCAAGCCACGCCACCACGATCGCGGGGAAGGCCGCGAGCTGCGCGTCGAGGAGCGAGCGCGCGCCGTTGTCGAGCTCCTCGAAGATCGTCCCGTACTTCGCCGGCCCCCCGCCGTCGGCGCCGGTGAAGCCCTCGGTCACCGTGGCGTACGGCTCGAGCCCGGCGAGCGGCGGATCGAGGCGCAGGCGCGAGCCAGCCACGACGGCCGCGCTCTGCGTGCTGCCGATCGCGCTCGTGAAATCGACCTCAGTGCCGGCCGCCGTGATGAGCCAATCCCCGCCCTGCTTGTGCGGCTCTTCGGTGGCCGGGTTGAACTTCGTCTTGAGCAGCAGGTCCGGGCGCTCGTTCTCGCCCGACGCGCTCACGATGAGCGGGACCGCGTAGCTATTGGGCGTGAGCAGCATATCGTCGCCCGTCGCCTTGACGATCGCTTTCCCGCTCGAGCGCGTGCCGAAGAGCACGGAGAGCTGCGAGAGCAGCCCGCGGGCGAGCAGCTCGAGCCCGCTACTGCCGTCGTCCACTTGCTCGAGAGTGACCGCCATGGCTTGCGAGCCTACGCGCGCACCGGGCCCGAGGCCATGAATTCGCCAAGGATGAGGTCGCTCGTGGTGTCGGCGATCCCCTCGAGGTCCACGTCTAGGAAGTCGCGCAGCGGGATCACGGTGCGCGGCTCTTCGCTCACGTGGAAGATCGCGTAGGGGACGTCCGTGAACGCCTGCGCCTCGAGGCCTTCGTGCGCCGGCGTGACCGAGCCCGCTAGATTGCCCGTGTCCTGCAGGAGCTTGCGGTTCTGGCCCTCGGCCGTGCCGGTGCGAATGCGCTCGACGAGCTGCCCGATCCGCCCGGCGCGCTTGGGCCAGGGCCCCTGCTCGAACCCGCGCTCGTCTTGGAAATTCTGCTCGACCGCGGCGACGAGCTCCTCGGCCACCACCTCGGCGACGCCCTGCAGGTTACCGCCGCGCGAGAGCGTCTCGTCGACGACCTTCCGGAGCTGCTCGGTCCCCCGGAGCTCGCTCTTGACGGCGACCACTCAGAACCCGCCGTGCGGCGTCCCGTCGGGGTCCGTGACGACGTGTTTGGGTTGCGGCTGGATCGCGCGCGAGCGCGTGCCCATGTGGCGCCCGGCTTCGGTCTCGTCGGGCCGGAGCTCGGCGGTCGCGATGCGGGTGAGGTCGGCGCGCGCCTGCTTCGCTTCGACGGTGTAGAGCGTGGACCCGTCGGGCAGCTTGAATTCGGCGCGGCGCCCGGCAGCGCGGTCGGCCGCGATCGTGGTGGCGATCGAGCAAACGAAGTCGTCGATCTCGAGGCCCGAGAGCTTGTCTTCGGGCCAACCCTTCTGCCGCAGCGTCGCGCGCACCTCGCGATCGGCGGCGCGCACCACCTCGTCGACGGCCGCCGTGTCGGCCACGCCGTCGCGGTTGTCGTCGCAGTACTGCACGAGGCGCTCGGCGCCGATCTTGATTTCGAGCTTCGCCGCCGAGGTGAACATGGACCTAGTCTAACGCAGGTCCTCGAGGACGCCGCTTTCGATGAGCCGCCGTAGGTCGCGCGCCTTCCTGAGCCGGGCCACGAGCGCGTCGGGCAGGCGCATGAACGGCGGGCACTGGATGCGCTCCCCCTTCTCGTTGATCGTGGTGAGCGGCTGCGCCGTGTAGACGCCCGGCTTGCGCTTGAGCAGATGCCGGCGCCGGACCTTTTCCTTGGCGGCCTCGATCGCCTTGCGCACCTGCTCGGCGCTCGTGCGGTTGCCGCGTGCCTTGGCCTGCAGCGCGTCATGCGCGCGCAGCGCGGCGGCGTTCTCCTCCTTGAGCAGCGCCTCGGCGGCCTCGATCTCGACCTGGCTCTCGAGCTTCTCGACGGGCTCTTCGTCGTCCTCGACCTCGGGATCCGGATCGAGCGAGGGGTCGTGCTCGGGGTCCGGCTGCTCGTCGCCGTCGCCGTCGTCCCCTTCGTCGTCGTCGCTCTCGCGCGAGCTTCGGACCGGCTCGCTGCCGGCGACGGATTCAGTGCGGGGGGTCTGGGAGCGGGCGGGGGAGCGACGTCGTGCAGCCATGACCCGGGAAGATACACGGCCAGCCGTTCGGCAAACAAGCCCCCTGCCAAAAGCGAAGGGCGGCCACCGGGGTCACCGGCGCCGCCCTTGGCGTCTTTCTGGGCCCGGAGGCGAGCTCAGATGACGGCGTCTTTGATGAGGCCGCCGACCGTATTCGCGATGAACTGCACGTCTTCCGCGTGGCCCGCGACGAGCTTCCGGCCGCCCTCGAGGCCCCGGTTGTCGTCGAAGAATTCGCGGCTCACGTACCCCGTGCCGCTGCTGCCCTTCGTGCGGAAGGTTTGCAGGGTGCGAACGCCCGTGCCCGATTCGGCCGAGCCGAGGTCGCTCACGAGCACGACGTCGTTCGGCATGATCGGCACCACGAGACCGGTGTCTTCGTCGAGCACGCGCGCGCCCACGATGTGGAAGGGCGGGAAGCCCGGCAGGCGGAAGTCGAGCAGGCGCTGCAGCTCCTGCACGCTCATCCCCGAGAGGTCACCCGGCGCGACGGGGTTGTCGCCCATCATCTGCCGCATGTAATCGCGGGTCGCTGCGTGAGCGAGGAACGTGTCGCGCACCTCCTCGCCGAAGTAGATCCCCGTGACCGGCTGGTAGCTCGCGCGGCACCGGAGCTGCAGGTCGAGGATCGGGTTCGAGTTGACGCCGCCGTTCCACTTGGTGGACGAGTCGAGCGTCGTCTTTTGCCCGGTGGCCCAGTTGGCGGCCGTGGTGAGCAGGTCCCACACGCGCAGCTCACGGTCGAGGTCGAGGCCGAGCCGGATCCGGTTCGCGGCTTCGCGGCTCAGGTCGTACGCGGCCTGGGCCTCGGTGGCCGTGGGCAGGAACGTCCCGAGGGCACGCGGCACCACGAGGTAGCTGTCGAGCGCGGAAGCCGGGTCCACCTCACCAACGGGGCTCTGGTACGACGTCTCGACGTTCACGCGTCGGAAGACGTTGTTCAGGCTCATGTTGCGGAAGCGGTCCTGATCCTTGTCGACCAGCTTGATCGGAGCGACCTCGTCGGCGCGCCACACGCTGTACGGCTGGAAGCTCGCGAGGAACTGATCGAGCTCCTCGACGCTCGCCACGTCGATCGGCGAGAGCGAAAGCAGATGCTTCGTGATCGACTGCAGCTCGGCGTCGGTCGCCATCGTGACGTTGCCGGCGCCGGCCGCCATGAGCGCCGCGAGGGAGGTGCGAAGATTTGCAGACATCGTGTGGGTTGCTCCGTGTGGGGGAAAACTCGATCAGCCTGGTTCGGACCGTGGCCCTTACGGCCCGGCCCCTTGCGGGCCCTGAGCGCCCTGAGCGCCCTGCGCACCCTGAGCACCTTGAGCGCCCTGAGCGCCTTGCGCGCCGCCCGAGAGGACCGCGACGCCGAAGTTGAATTCGCCCTCGCTCGTGTCGCCGTCCTCGGCGTCGAGGAGCGCCGTGCCGACGACCATGTCGCCGCCGGCCGCCGCCTTGAGCGCGCCCGTCGCCGTGGGCGCGAGCGGGTTGCCCGCGCTGATCGAGCCGCTCGCCTTGTAGTGCCAACGGCCCTCGCGCACGAGGTCGCCGTTGCCACCGTTCGGGATGACGCTGTGGGTGAGCCCCACGCAAACGTCGGTGTCGGCCGTGGGCAGCTTCACCGCGTCGACGCCGTTGGCGGTGTCGAAGATGACGGCGAGGAACGCACCGAGGTCGGCGCCGGTGCGGTTGCGGCCCGGTCGGAACCGCTCGGGATACGTGGGTTGCTCCATTGGTCTTCGTCCTTCTAGGTGTCGATGCTCGATCGCTCGGAGGGGTGCGGGCTAGAGGCGCGTGCTCAGGAGGCGCGCGCCGTGGTGATGATCTCGACGCTCTGGTCGCGGCGCAGGTCGTGCGCGCGCTTGTCGATCTTGGTGAACGACGCCTTGGCCATCTCGGGCTCGTTCGCCTTGATCCAGTTGTGCAGCTTCTCGACCGGGTTGCGGCCCGAGACCGACGTGAGGTCGATCGTCTTCTTGCCACCGGGCGCAGCCGGCAGAGCGCCGGGCGTCATCTGCTGCCCGTTCGAGGGCGGCGGGACCGCCGTGAGGCGCGCGGGCGGCAGGTTCACCTGCCCACCGGGGCCGGCTGCGATCGTGGTGAGCAGGTGCGAAAGCGTCTGCTCGGCCACGCCGTACGTCGCGAGGAAGTCGCGGCGGCCGTCGAGGCGTGCCTGCGCCTTCTGCTTCCACGTGGCGTCCTTCGGCAGCGCCGCGAGCCGCGCCTCGATCTTCGACGTGCGCGCCGTGGTGAGCGCGAGGATCATGCCGTCGTCCTTCGGGTAGTTACGCGCAGCGACCGCCGCCGCAACGTCGCTGCCCGCGACCTGCTCGTCCTGCGTGGCCTGGCCGGCCATCATCTCGTCGAGCTGCGAGAGCGCGTCGGCGAGCTTCGTGCGAGCGGCCCGAATGTCGGGCGCGGCACTGATAGCGTCCTGCAGGTTCGGGAAGCCGAGCGCCTCGAGCAGCGTACCGAGGTCCGCGCTCTTGCCGACCGCTTCGTCGACGGCCGCGATGACGTCGGCCTCGCCGGCGAGCATGCGAGTAGAGAGGACCCGCGCGTGCTTCCCAGGGCGCGTGAAGATCGCGGCGAGCTTCGTGATGTCGATCGTGACGGTGTTTTGAGAAGCAGCGGTAGCAGCCATTGGTTGGTTCCCTTCGGAGGAGGCAGAGGCCCCGGGCGCCCCTTGAGGAGTAACGAGAGCGGCAGCGGCCTGGCTAGCCTGTTGGCTCACCTCGTCCGCCGTGGCCGTGATCGGCACGCCCCAGATTTTTCGTAGGTCGCTCAGGATCTGGTCGAGGTCCACGCCCGGCGGGGTCGTCCCCGGCGTGTTGGCCCACGACACGATCCGCGTGATTTGCCCGAGGACTTCGTCCACGGAGGTCGCCGCGGGCAGGTTCAAGCAATCGCGCGTGTACTCGAACCCCTGCTGCGGCGAGCTCGCGGCGTCGCCGTACCAGTTGGAGAGGAGCGCGCGCGCACGCCGGCGGTCTCGCGCCGCGATCGGCGTGAGCATCTTCAGGAACGGATGGTTCGTGAAGGCGATCGACGTGAGCATGGGGCCCACCTCGGCGCCGGTGACCGGGTCGATTCCGTCGGTGAAAGCGATCGAGACGAATTGGTAATTCTCGTTCGCGATCTGCTCTTGGATGACGGTGCCGAGCTTGGCGAGCGCCCAGAGCTCAAGCGTGCCGTCCTCGCCCGTGCGCTTCTCGAGCTCGAGGGCCCACGCCGGCGCGACGGCGCCAAACTGCGGGATGCTCCCCTCGGTGGGCATCATCTCCGACGCGTGCTCGTAGTCGAAGGGCAGGACCTTCGTTTCGCCGTGCCCGCTCTCGCCGAGCTTGTACTGCGGGTTCGCGTGAAAATTCTTGATGAACGAATCGAACACGGTCTCGTCGAGCGTGAACGGGTTCGTGTGGCCCTGGTACGTGCCCGCGCTCGCGACGTGGATCCACTTGAGCTCGGGCGTGGGCGCGGCTTCGTCGCCCTCGGGCTCGGGCTCTTCGGCCGTGAGCTGCCAACGCAGCGGCGCACCGAGACGCACCTCGAGCTCGTGCTCGTCCGACGCGCGGCGCGAGCGCGGCGGGGTGCGCCGCGTGGGCGGCGCTGCACTCTGTCCGCGGCGGCCCATCAGTCGCGCGTCCGGGCGTCGGCCTTGGCGACGTAGAGGTGCACCTTGACGACGCCCGCCGTGAGCGCCGAGAGCTTGTGACCGCCGTCGGGGTCGAAGTTGGCGACGAGTGACTCGCCCTCGTAGAGGCCGCGAGGACGAACGCCCGCGGTGCCCTTGTAGAGACCCGCGACCGCCATGCCGTCGAGCGCGCTCGCGATCGAGTCCTTGTCGCCGCTCCTGCCGAGCGTGACAGCGAGCGAGCTCACGCTGCCGCCGCTGCCGGGCGTCACGACCTCGAAGTCGTAGTCCATGAGCACCTCACCGTCGCCGAGCGTCACGAGCGCGGCGTCGCCATCGGTGCCGTTGGTGTCCGCCGAGCCGACGAGATCGGCCAGAGCGATCGTGATGATGATGTGGCGCAGGCGCGCCTCGAAGGACCGAATCTCCCGTTGGCTCATGGCGCGATGCTCCCCCCCTCGAGCGCGGCCGGTCTAGCCCCCCTTGGGCTACGCGTACTTGATGCTCGCCCAAACCTCATGGGTCGGGCCGATCCCGCTGAAATTCGTTTTGACCGCGATCTTGTCCCCGCGCGAGACCGCGACCGTGTGGGTGTCGTCTGCGAGCGCGAGCTCGAACCCGGTGAACGAAACGGTGAGCGCCGTTGCGCTGCCGTTCTTGTAGACCGTGAAGGTCGGCCCGGAGTCGAGGCCGCTCTCGGCGCTCACATAGAAGTTCTTGAGCGTGCCGTCGCGGTTGAGCACCACCTGCCCGTCGGCCTCGGCGACGAAGGGCTGGCCCGCCGGCGATCCCACGTTGAAAAAGTCCTGGCCGGTGCCGGTCGCTCCGGCATCGACGCCGAAGTAAAGGCCGGGCTCGACGTTGCTGCCGGTGGGCCCCTGCGTGCCTTGCGTGCCTTGCGTGCCCTGCGTGCCTTGGGCGCCCTGGACGCCTTGGCTGCCCTGCGCGCCTTGAGCACCTTGGGCGCCGGCCGCACCCTGAGCACCTTGAGCACCCGCTGCGCCCTGAGCTCCTTGCGCGCCGGCGTTGCCTTGAGCACCCGCTGCGCCCTGCGCGCCTTGAGCGCCCGCTGCACCTTGGGCACCCGGCGCGCCCTGCGCACCCGCCGCGCCCTGGGCTCCTTGCGCACCCGCCGCACCCTGAGCGCCGGCCGCACCTTGCACGCCCTGCGCGCCGGCAGCGCCGTCGTCGCCCTGCGGCCCGTCGATCCCGTCGTCGCCCTGCACGCCCTGCGGCCCTTGAACGCCGGGGTCACCCTGCGCGCCCTGCGGCCCGCCCGTGCCCTGCGCGCCTTGGTTCCCCTGGGCGCCGGCGGCACCTTGCGCACCCTGCGGCCCTTGCGGTCCCTGCGCGCCGCCGCCCCCGCCGCCGGCCTGCAGAATGCGCAGCGCCTTGTTGATGGCCTCCGCCCACGTGAGCGACGAGAACTGCTTGAGCTCGGTCGGCACCATGAGGCGCAGGCCCGAGCCGTTCGCGTACACGACCATGCGCTCGAAAATCTTCGTCGGGTCCGGGCGGCCGAGCGCGTCGGTGCCGGAGTCGATCACGCTGCGCACGATCCACGAATGCAGCTCGTCGCCGGTGTCGGGGAACGCACACGTGATCTCGCCGGCGGGCGAGCCGGGCGAGCGCACGTACTGCCCGGTGGTGGCGCCCACGAGATCGAGCACGGGCGCGCCGTCGGAGCACTCCGGAGGGTTGACCAGAATGTCGGCGCCAGGCGTGTACGCGCTCGGGTCGAAGACGCGCAGGCGCCAGGTCTTCACGCCGTCCGGATCGCGCAGCGTGAACGTGAGCGTCGCGCCAGGCGTGGCGACGAAGCCCGCGTCCTCGCCGTCGTCGTTGATGTCGAACCGAGGGCTGGTCACGGAGCGAGGCTAGCGACCGCGCGCCCGGCCCCGCTAGAGCAGCCCGCCCACGGTCGAGACGAAACCCTTGTCGGGCACCTCGGCGAGGTCGCTCTCGACCGGGCCATCGTAGCTCGCGGGCAGCGAGCGGAGCCGGTGCCGGCAGTTGAAACCCCACGGCGGGATCTTGCCCTTCCAATTGGGGTTGTCGGCCCGCATGACGGCGTTGTTGTGCTGCGCGTGCCATGGGCGCTCGCGCGGCGGCCCGTCGCCCACGCCGACGACCTGCCAGAACGGACGCACCTTGAGCACGCTCGGGCGCATCATGTGCTCGAGGCGCCCGGCGCTGTACGCCTTCTGCACGTTGGTGCGGAAGATCGTTTCCACGTGCGACGGGCTCTTCGGCGTCCAGCCGTTCGAGACGAGCCGCTGCTCGACGAACGCGCGGAAGCTTCGGAGGTCCGCGCCCTCGGCGACCTGGCGCGCGAGCTCCTGCTGCGCGACCTTGAGCATGGACTTCTTTCCGAGGCCCGCGAGCGTGAACGCCTTCTCTTGCGCCTTGCTGTCGAGCGCGTCGAAGACGCGGCGCGTGACGGGCTTGAGCTCGAGGAACTTGGCGACCGCCGTCTGGTAGGGCAGCGAGTCGAAGCCGATGAACTTGAAAACGGTCCCCACGTCGACGAGCCGGCGCGCCGTGGCCTGCACGCTCGCGGGCTCCTCGAACGCCGGCGCCGCGATCTCGTTGTCGGTGCTCACCTCGTAGGCGCTGTCCATCGCGCCGAGCATGACGCCGTGAGTGAGCGACTGCTGCAGCGGGTCGGCGAAGAGCTTGACCGCGCTCGGCGGGATCGCGTCGGCGAGCGCCTGCAGGATCGCCTCGGGTGTCGAAAGCCCGTCGACGGCGAGGCCGATCATGCTCACCCAATGACCAGTCACCACGGAGCCGTCGGCGACGCCCGTGTCGATGATCGTCTCGGGCGAGCCGTTGACGCGCTCGGCTTCCTTCTCGGTGAGCAGGTGCGGCGGCAGCGCCGCGCAGATGGCGCAGCTACTCGTCGCGGTGCTCATCGGCGAGCCCCGAGGGAGGATCGAACGCCGGCCTGATGAGCCCGCCCTCGGTCGCCGGCGTGGGGAGCTCGGAGGGCGGCACGGGCTGCCCGGGTGGTGGCGTGCCGGGTGGCGCAGGAGCGGGCGGCGGCGGCTGCGCGGGTGGCGCTCCGGGGTTCGTCGGCGGCGGCAGGACGCCGAGCGGCTCGGCCGGCGGCAGCTCAAGCTCGCCGGGCTTCGGCGTCTTGCCCTTCGGGTAGACGATGCGAACGCGCGGCGTGGGCTCGGGGAACCCGGGTTCGGCCTGCTCGGCGATCTCCTGCAGGAACGCCTCATGCGCCTCGTCGGGGATCCGGTAGCCCGCGCGCTCGTGCGCCTCCTCGAGCGCGATCTTTAGGCCGGCGCTCGTGGCCTCCTTGATCCGCGTGACCTCCTTGTCGCGGTCGACCATGGCCTCGAGCTTCGTCCGGTAGATCGGCGCGTAGGGCATGGCCTGCTCGCCGTAGTTCAGGAGGACGATCTCGTCGCACAACTGCTGCTCGATCGCTTCGTCTTCGTCCATGCAATCGGCCGCGATGATGAGGTCCTCCTCCGAGAGGTGCGCGTCGCCGATGCTCGAGCCGAGGCCCGTGCTCACGGCGTCGGTCGTCCCCGTCGCGCCGAGGATCAGTTTCGAGAGCACGAAGCGCGCGTCGTCGATCGACTCCTTGTGCGTCTGCGAGCTGCCGGGGCCGGGCTGGAAGAACCCCGCTTTCACGCCGGGCGCGAGCCAGAACGCCTGCTTGCTGCTCATGTTCTGCAGCACCTCGAACGCGTCCTGGATCAGGTCCGCCGAGGCCGGGCGGTCGCCGTCGGAGTACGCCCAGCGCCACGGCTTGGCGAATTGCTCGAGGAGCTCGAGGCGCTCGCGCGTGCCGAGCCGTTGGAAGTACGACCAGTAGAGGCACCGGAGCTGCAGGCCCTCGAGCTCGGCGTAGTCGTCGAAGAGCTGCGGTTGGAACGCGAGGAACTTGCCCGGGAAGTCGTTGAGCCGGATCCCGTGCACGGTCGTGTTGAACCCGCCGTCACTCCAATCGTCCACGAGCACGAGCTCACGCTGCGCCGTGAAGGACACGCGCCGCGGGTGCACCCAATGCAGGCCGACGAGCTTCCACGCCTCGGGGCGGGCGAGGCCGAGCTCGGGCCCGGGGACGACCTTCCATTCCTTCTCGAGCACGGCGCGGCCGTCCCACACACCCCAACGCAGGCGGCGCCGCGCGCGCCGGAAGTCCTTGAGCGACATCAACTGCGAGCGGACGTGATCGGCGATCTCCTTGGCGAGCTCGGCGTCGAAGCCGCGCACGCCCTCGCCCGTGTTGGCGACGACCTCCCATTCGAACACGCTCGCGCGGTTGAGCCGCTTCTGCAGGAGCCCGGACGTGTGGCCGTCGAGCAGCAGTGACTCGCGGCCCATGTCCGTCACCTCGCGCATGCGGCCGCGCATGACGTTGCGGATCGAGAGGTCGATGCGGTCGAGGTCAAGCGAGCGCCCGAAGTAGGTCCGGGCCTGCTCGGTCTTCGGCAGCTTGCCCGTGAGGCGCTGCGCGAGCTCGAGACGGTTGAGCCCCGAGTAGAGCGCGCGCACCCCGGCCCGCTCGAGCTGGCGCGCCCGTCGTTCGTTGCGGCGCTCCTCGAGCTCGCGGCGGCGCTCGCTCCGGGCGTTGCCCTTGGTGACCTTGGGTGTGCGCTTCCCAGTGAGAGCGGCTCGGGCCATGCGCCGCGAGCATCGCACGCCCCTAACGGGGCCGGCTACCTTGCGGCCGAGCGCGCCAGGCGCACGAGGTAGCGCGCGAAAAGGACCGGCGTTCGATTCCGCTGGGCTCGGCTGCAGACCTTCACGCCCGGCGGCACGAGCCCGCCGTCGCTCGAGGTGCCGCGCCGGCGACGCCCCGAGACCCAATGTGTGGGCGCGCGCCCGAAGAACGGAGGAGCCGCGAGCGCCGAGCGCGGCACGCCCACGAGGTAGAGCCAGGTCCGTTTACGCGCGGGGTGCCCCCATTCGCATTGGTCCACCTCGAGCGAGAAGCCGCCCCACCGATCGGGCCGCTCGCCGGGCTTGGGCAGGTAGGCGAAGAGCGCCGAGCGCGCGGGGTGCTCGAGGACGCCGCCCCAACGGCGCACCTGCCGGATCGCGAGCAGCGCGAGGTCGCGGTCCTCGGCTCGGTGCAGGTGCGAGTTACCGCCCCACGCCCCACAAGGCGGGTGGGCGACGATCGGGTGCGGGCCCGCGTAGGCGCGCGCGTCACGCTCGCGCGGCCAGGCGTCGACGCCGGCGAGCTCGGCGTACGGCCCGAGCGCGTCGACGTAGAGGGCCGCTACCCGAGCAGCGCGAGCACGGCCGCGCGAGCTCGGGCGCGCAGGCTCGGCGGCGCCGGCGGCGGCATGCGCAGCTCGCTCGTGAGCTTGCGCGCGAGGCTCTCGGCCTGGGCCGCTTCCGCGCGCCGCACGGCCACCCGCTCGAGGATCGTGGGGCCCATGTCCCGCACGAGCTGCTCGGTCCGCATGAGGCGCTGCCACGGCTTCGCCTTGCCCGCCTGCGGCGCGAGCGTCTCGGTCAGTGCGCGCACCGTCCATTCGACGCCCTCGAGGAACCCGCGCAGCTTGCCCGCCGCGATCCACGCTTGCGCGAGCGCGTCGAGCTCTGCGTGCGCTCGCGCCTTTTCGTCGCAACCCTTACAGCTCACGGAGCGGGCGGCTCGGCGGGTGCGGGCGGAGCGGGTTCGATCGGCGCCGCCGGCGGGGTGTAGCGCACGAAGCCGTTGAAGTACTTCGCCTCGCCGTCGAGCACGGCCGCGATGAGGCCCTGGCCCTTGTCGTCGATCCCGCAAACGCCGTTGAGCAGCGAGAGGAACGACATCAGGCCGGTCTCACCGTCGAAGAGCTGCGCGTCTCGCGTGCCCGGCGACGCCTTGGTGCTCTTCTCGAGCAGGCGGCCGACGTCGCTCATGACGTCCGGATTTTGGCAAAGCTCGTTCAAGCGAGCGATCAGTGCGTCGGCGAGCTCGGGGTTCGGTTGCGGCATGGCGGGCGGGCCTCCTAGTCCTCGGGACCGTACATCATCTGGCGGTCACCGTCGCGCCGGTCGCCCTCGGCGCGGGCGGCCTGCTCGTCCTGGTACGGCCGTTTGCATTTCGGGCAGCGCGGCCGCTCGCGCCGGTGCGGCAGGTTCCCGCAAAGTATACAAATGGATACCCGCGGGCGGGTGCGAGCGCGGGGGCATTCGGCGGCCGTGTGCTCCGGCGAGCGGCAGAGCTTGCAGGACGGCGGCGGCCTGATCTCGCGCGCGCACGCCTCGCACGCTCCGACGGCCTCGAGGATCCGCGCCTTGCTCCGGCGGAAGGTCGCGCCGCAGCGCGTGCAGAAGCAGGCCCACATGCGGCGGTCGCTCCTGATCTCCTCGGTGGGCCCGAGCACGAGCAGGTAGTCCTTTCGGAAGCCCGAGAGGTTCTCGCCCGCCGGCGGCCGCTGCGTGAGCCGCGAGCGCGGCACGCCCGGCAGCGAGGAGCCGTCGGGGCGCGCCATCAGAAGCCCCCGAGCTTGCGCCGGTCGCGCCCGGTGCCGCTGCGCGTGCCCGCAAGTCGGCCCGTCTCGTAGGCCTTCCAGACGGCGAGCACGAACGCGGGCACTAGGTCCAAGTGTGACCCGGGCGTGCGGGCCAGTACAATTTGAAAGTCCCCGCCCGGCTTCGGCTTGGCGACGACCTTCTCGAGCTGCTCGATCAGGCGCTTGTAGGCCAGGGGGACGCGCACCCGCCCGTCGTGAATGAGCGCCTTCACGATGCGGTACCGCTCGTTGTTGCCGTTGTGGCCGCCGGGCGCGGGGTCGAGCTGCACGTCGCCCTCGAGGTGCTCGCGCGCCGGTTCGAGCATCGCGCCGTCGCTCATGAGCTGCCGCTCGCCGTGGCGCCGCGCCATCTCCTCGCCGAGCGCGACCATGGCCGAAAGCTTGAGCGGCGCGCCTCGCTTCGGGTTCTCCTCGGCGAGGTCGGTCACCACGTACACGTCCTGCTCTGGCTTGTGGACCTTCCGGCCCTTCTCTTCGTGCCAAAGCATTTGGCGGTGCACGGCGACGAAGGCCGCCGCGTCGCGCACGAGGCCGAGGTCGGCGCCCACGCCGGCGACCCACCCGGGCCGGGGCGGGCGCGGGTTCGGCTTCACGTCTTGCCGCAGGCACGCCCGGAGCGCGGTCTTGTCGAAGAAGAGCAGCGTCCCGATCGGCATGAACCGCGCGCCGTACTCGCGCTCGGCGTTAGCCGGGTTGCGCGCCTGCTCCTTGGCGACGGTCTTCCGGTTGCGCTCCGTGTCGAGGAGCACGAGCGTCGGCGCCCACACGCCGATCGCGTCCTCGGGATGCTCGTAGTTTCTTTCCCACTGCTCGTGAAGCAGGCCGGCCTCGGCGAACGGCGTCGAGACCAGGACGGCCATCCCGTCGGGCAAGAGGCGCGGCGTGATGGCGTTGAACACGTCCTGGTCGTTGACGACCTTCGTGCTGTCCTGGAAGAACGCGCATTCGTCGAGGCACGCCCCGATCAGCGAGCGGCCACGGACCGCGCCGCCGCCGCGGGTGGCGGGCAGCACCTCGATCCGCACCTCGAGCTCGTCGCTCGGCCGTTTGAAGACCAGCACGTCGGCGCTCTCGGCGACGAGCAGGTCGGAGAGCACCGGGGTCCGCAGCGCCGCGCCGCGCGCGTACCTGAGCGCCTGGCGCGCGAGGCCCTTGTTCGGCGCCACGATGAGCGCGACCGCTTGCTCGCCCGGCGCGAGCGTCGAGAGGTCGGCCACGAAACAGCGCCAAAGGCAGTAGAGCGCGACGAGTACTCGGGTCTTGCCACCACGCGCGCCGCACACGGCCACGAGCACGGCGCGCGCCTCGGCGGGGATGACGTCGACGTCGGCGCCGAAGAGCTCGGCCCGGTACCGCTGCAGCTCGGGCGGTAGGTCCTTCGGCTCGACGCCATCGAAGGCCACGAGCACGAGCGCCCGCTGCCCGTCGCTCAACTCGAATTGAACGATGCGGTCGCAGAAGCTCGTGAACGAATGCTTGTGCAGGCCGCGCCGCTCGAGCTCGACGCGGGCAAGCGCACGAGCGCGCGGATCCTCTACGAGGCGCTTGGCTCGGGGTCTTGGCTCTTGGAGTGCTGCAGCTCCTCGGGGCATTGCTCTTGCGCTAGCAACGTGGCGATGAGCGCCTTGGCCTCGTCGCGTTCTTCGCGCGCGATCGAGACCGCGCGAATCCAGCGATCTTCAATGATCCCGGCCTTCGTGTCACGCACCACCCACCCGAAGGCGTAGCCGACGGCGAAGCCGAGCCCAGTGCAGACCGTCGCCGCACCGGCGCCCCACAACGCCGCGAGCTCCGGGCTCACGGCACGTAGCCGGCAGCGCGGGCGGCGTTGACGATTTTCGAGCTGGCTTGCGCACGGCCGCCGGTGCCCGAGAGCTGCACGGCCAGGGCGCGCAGGAGCTCGAGGTCGCATTCGTACTGCACGATGCGGGCGCGCACGATCCCGAGGGCGACGGCGCGCGGGCTCGCGGGCTTGCGCGGCGCCTTCGTAGTTTTCTGCGAACGGACGCGGGCTCGGCTACGGCTCTTCTTGGCTGCCATGGTCGGGGGCTCCTTTGCGGACGTCTGCCCGCACGGTTATCACGAAGCGCGAGGGGTCGGTGCGCAGGCCGTGCGGCGGCCGCGTCTCGAGCTCGACCACGGGCTGCCAATGGCGCGACCACTCATCGACGGTCATCCCGGCTTGAGCGGCCCACGCGCGCACGGCCGTGTCGGTGAGCTCGCCCGCTTGCTCCTGCAGCCGCTCGGCCGCGAGCTGGTACGCATCAGCGTCGGGTTTGCGCTTTCCCATGCTTGCCCTTGGCGATCTCCTTGAGCTCGTGCATCAGGCCGCCGCCCTCGAACGACGCGGCCTCGAGCGCGAGCGCGCCGGTCAAGGTGCTCAAGCGCGCGCGCTGCCCCGCGTGGAAGTTCTCGAGCAGCCGGAAGGCGACGAGCTCGTGCGTCTCGCAAAGCTCCGTGCCGGGGCCCGTGTGGATCACTTCCGGGCGTGGCTGTCCGTAGAGCCGGTCGCCGTGGTGGTCCATTTCGACGGCGCCGCCGAGGCCGAGCGCGCCAGCCTGCGCCGTGCGGTTGCCTCGGCCGCTCGCCGGCATCATGCGCGTCGCGCGCGCCGGGCAGACCTGGCAGGGCTGCGGCGGCACCTTGAGCGCCGGCGCCGGCAGCGTGTCGCGCGCCACGGCATCGAGCGCGGACCACTCACTGTCGGGCGCGAGCCCGCCGGGGCCGGGGTTCTCCGTGGGCACGCGGTGCAGGTCGAGCTCGACCGCTCGGCCGCGCCGGATCACGAAGAGCACCACGGCGAACACGAAGCCCGCCATTCCGAGGATTCCCCACACGGGCGACATAGCAGCGTCGTTCATTCGGGCACCTTGGCGATCATGAACCCCACCTTGAGGATCTTCGGCACGATGACGACGGCGCCGCGCTCGCTCACCACGAGGTCGAAGCCGCGCAGCCCGCGCGCCTCGAGGTGGCGGCGCAGCTCCTCGACCTCGACCGTCACCGTGAGCGGCTCAGCCGAGGGCCCGCGCACGTCCTGCTCGGCGGCCATGCGCAGCACGAAGTCGTCCCACACGGCGCGCAGGTCGAGCTCGGGGGGCGCGGTCGGCTCGATCGTCTTGCCGAGCACGGTCACCGAAACGAGGTTGCCCTGGTCGCCACCGAAGACGTACCCGCCCACGATCGCCGGCATGCTCTGCCCGTTCGGGCCGACGAGCGTGCAGCCCTGGCCCACGTAGAACGGGAAGCGCACGCCGCCGAGCTTCGGGATCGCGCAGCTCTCGCAGAGCGGGTGCCGCGCGCCCTGCTGGATCGCGCGCACCACGTCCTCGGGCACGTCGGCGTTGAACGGCAGCGTGCACTGCGGGCAGACGAAGCCGACGTTCATTCGGGGCGGTCCTCGCCGGTGGCGACGCGGATCATGGCGGCCACCTGCTCGCCGCGCTCGCGACCCATGTCGAGCGGCGGGATCCGGCAGTCGAAGAGCTCGCGCTCGTGCACCATTTGCGAGTCCTCGATCCGGCGGCCGCCCGGAATGAAGCGGTTCGCCACGAGCTGCACCGAGTCGCCGCGCCGGCGCACCCGGACCTCGGCGCCCGTGGTGCCGTCGAGCACGGCCTCAACGTACCCGCCCACGAAGAGCGCCACGGCCGCGCGCTGCGCGCCGAGCGCGGTCACGTCGACGGGGAGCGTCATGTTCACCGAGACGTACGGCGTGGCGCCCGGCGGCGGCAGCTCGGTCTCGGCGCCGCGCGATTCGGCGAGCTCGCGCGCTTCCGCGTTTACCTGCTCGAGGGCGCGCGCCACCTGCTCGGGCGGGATCGTGAGGTCGAGCTTGCCCATGGACGTCGGGCTCGGCAGCGTGAGCTCGGTCCCGCACATGGGGCAATCGACGTGCTCGCCGGCGGCGCCGATCGTTTCGAACCGGTGCTCGCAGCTCGTGCATTGAATGGGGGTCTGCATTCAGGCCTCTCCGACCGTGGTCTTCCACGATCCCGACGTGGTGAGCATGGCGAGCAGGCGCTGCTCGCGCGAGAGCGCCAGGCCGTCGCCAATGTACCGGAGCGTGCGCACCTGCTTGCGGCGCTTCGGCTGCCGCTTCCGACCGGGCGGCAGCGGCGGAACGTCGCCCTCGCGCGGCACGCGGTCGATCGGCACGGCCTCGAGCTCCTCGGGCTTCGCGGCGCCGAGCTCGCCCACGTGGCGCAGCGTCGCGTCGTTGATGGCGACGGCCTCGGTGCGGCCGATCGCGAGCACGCGGATCGCCGGCACGTCGCGCCGCCGGACCCACCAACGGGTCACGAGCTGCGGCGTCATGGCGGCGGCCTCGGCAGGTTGACGCCCTGGCTCGCGAACGCGATCCGCAGGGCCGCGAGCTCGGTCGAGTTGTTGAGGTCGAGCTCGCTCGCGCGCTCGGTGAAGACGGGGCCGGTGAGACGGCATGGCGTGCCGCAGGCCGTGCAAAAGGTGAGCGAGCCGGGGCCGCCGGGCGGGATCACGACGCTCTGACCGATCACGCCCCCGCACGTGCAGCAGAAGAGCGGCGGGTGCTTCACGACCGCGGCCGTGTGCGGCGAGGGCGGCGTCGCGCCGCGCATGATGGACCGGCGCAGGCTCATCGCTTCCCCTTTTTGCCCTTCGATTCTGTAGGTCTTTCCTCGGCCTTTCGCGGCATGGTGCCGAAGGCGAGGTAGCCCGGGGTGACGCCGAAGGCCGTGGCGAGCCCCTCGACGATCGTGATGCCCGGCTCGACGGTGCCCGCGCAGAGCCGCGCGAAGTAGCCCCCGGTCTTGCCGGCGGCCGTCGCTGCAGCCGAGCGGCTCGGGTGCCCGGCATCGCGCCAGGCCTCGTTCAGCCGAGCGGCGAACGCGGCGAGCTTCGGGTCACGGGTGTCGGGTGCAGGGGCTTCCACGCGCGGCAGGGTATCCGCCGGCGCGTCTCCCCGCAAGGGGAGCCCGTTAGGAGCGGCGCCGGTGGAAGTGCACGCGCGCGATCCGCGGCGGCTCACCGACGGGCGCGGTCGCGGTCGGCGCCGGCGCGGGCGAGGAGCACGGGCGCGGCGGGTGAGGCGTGGCGCTCGGCACCTCCGGGGCGATCTTCCGCACGCCCTGATCGGGGCTCCCCTTCGGCGGGCCGAGCGAGCGCCCGAGGATCAGCGCGAGGCCGAGCAGCGCGAGGATCAGCGCGGTCACGGGCAACGCGACGTGAAGCCGTCGAATGCTCCGGTCTTCGTCGGCGGGCGGGGGCGGCATGGGCGGGGGCTCGGGTTTCATGGGCACGCGGTCGCTCCAATGCATGGGGTCAATCCTCGTCGCGCTGCTCGTGCTTCGGCAGCTTTCCGGTTTCAGCGTACACGCGCATGTCCTCCTCGGTCCACCGTTCGAAGCTCTTCGACCCGCCGAAGGCGTGCAGGTGTTTCTCGACGGCGACCGTGGGCGCGAGGTGGCCCTCGAGCCGCGCGCGCAGGTTCGAGATTCGAATGCACTGTCGCTGCGCGGTCATGTCCGGATCGCGCGGCGTCGGTGGCGTGCCCGGTGGTGACGTCGCCGGCGCGGGCTTGGGCATGCCGACCGCGAGTGGGTAGGCCGCGCGCCACAACGCGTCGAGCCGCTCGAGCTCGAGGGTCTTCGCGCGCTTGGCGTTTTCTCGCGGGATTTCGTCGATGGCCGCCCAGGCGAGCGCGTGCAGGTAGCCGATCCCTGGGCGCGCGAGCGCCTTGGCGATCTGCCGGTACGAGAGCCCGGCGACGCGCAGCTCGACGATCTGCGCCTTGAGCTCGGCCTTGGCGACCTCGCGCGCGCTCGTGCCGATGTGGCGCCCCTCGCGCGCCGCGCTGCCCTTGGGCCTCTTGCGCTTGGCGGTCACGCGGCCCGCTTGGCCTTCTGCCCGGTGGCCGCTTCCCAGCGAGCGAGCACGGCGTCGACGCACCGGGGATCGAGGTCCATGGCAAAGCAGCGGCGCTCGAGGGCCTGCGCCGCCATGAGCGTCGCACCTGCACCGACGAAGGGCTCGTAGACGTCGCCGGCGTGGTTTCGAATGCTGCGCGCCATGAGCTCGATCGGCTTCTGCGAGGCCGGGCCGCCCTCGACCGTGGCGTCGAGCGGAATGTCGTCCCACAACGTGTTTTGCTTGCGGCCGCCGATCCACGCGCCGTTCTCGCCCTTGCGCACGGCGTACCAACAGAGCTCGTGCCGGTGGTGGTAGTGCCCGCGCCCGATCGGGTGGTGCTGCTTGGCCCACACGATCATCACGCGCAGCTCGTAGCCGGCGCGCTCGAGGTCGTGGCCCGTCGTCGGGCTGCCGAGGTCGGCGTGCCACACGTAGATCACGTCCCCCGGGCACTGCTGCCAGGTCTCGAGCCAGCTCACGGTATCGTCGTTCTTGATCTCCTGCCCGCGCCGCGCCGCGACCGAGAGCTTCTCGCGCCACATGGGGTCGTAGGCCACGCCGTAGGGCGGGTCGGTGACCGTGAGCTTCGGCTTGGCGCCGTCGAGCAGGCGCGCCACGAGCTCGGGCCGCCGGTTGTCGCCGCAGAGGATCCGGTGCGGGCCGAGCACCCAAAGGTCGCCGAGCTTCGCCCGCTTCGGCACGTTCACCGGCGGCGCCGGCGCGGGCGGGTTCGTCGCATAATTCACGCTCGCCACCAAGGCCGCGAGGTCGTGCGCCTCGTAGCCGACGAGCACCTGCTGCTCGGGCTGGAAGTGCCGGAGGAGCTCGAGGAGCGGCGCGTCATCCCAGAGCGAGAATTCACCGAGCCGGTTGTCGGCCACGGTGAGCGCCTCGGCCTCGGCGTCGGTCATCTCCCGCAGGCGCACCGGCACGAGCCCCGTCGCGGCCGTGTGCTTCGCCTCCGGGTGCCACTTGGCCCGCTCCTTCGGCGTCGCCTTATCCCACCGGGGCGCGAGCTCGCGGGCAGCGCGCAGCGCCGTGTGCCCCACGACCAGGCGCCGGTCCCCCTGCCGAGCTACGAGGGCGCGGCCCCACCCGAAGGCGATGAGGCTCTCGAGCACCCGCGGCACGGCGGCGTCGTTCTTCCGCGGGTTCCCCGTCCAGGGCACGAGCGAGGTGAGCGGCTCCCAGGTCGCGGCGGCGGCGCCTTCCCCCGGGCCGGGCCGTTCCGTCGCGATCGGGGTTCTCGCCGGGGGCCGGTCGGTCTTCCCCCTGGGCGCGGGCGATTTCGGCGTCGCTGCAGCCATGTTCCCCCGGAAGGTGCTCCTTTCGGAACGGGGAGGTCAAGCGCCGGGGTGCTGAACGGCCGTCCCGCTCGAGCCGGCGCGCCCACCTGAACGGCCGTCTGAAAACCTGCCAGGGAGGTCTGAACGTCGTTGGCAGGTTACCCGTTAGGGTCCATAGTGAATGGACGGCGCGCGCCCTGGAAAGCGCGGCGCCGCGGAAAAGGACCTCAAATGCTCTCAACGAAGCTTGAAACGGAACGCGGCGGGTGGCGGGTGGTGGTCTTCTGCCAGGGTACGATTCGCCAGGCTCGCGCAGCGGCGCTCACCCTGGCAGCTCACCTCGAGCAGGCGAGCGAGGGCCACGACTGGCTAGTGCACGTCCCCGGCGGCGTGCTCTCTGCCGGCAAGGCCGGGTTCGCGGTCAACGTGCAGGTCGAGCTCAGCACCGGCAGCGCCGAAGAGACGCGCGCCGCCCGTGAGCTCGTGCTCGACGTGCTCGAACGTGGGTTCGCGGTGCCGCAATGAGCGCCACGGTCCCCGCCCCGACGTGCCTGCCCGCCGCGCCGATCCCCACGGGGGTCGAGCGCGGCCGCTCCGAGCTCGCGGTCGCTGCCGAGCTCGCCGGCGTGCGCCCCGAAGACGTGCGCGCCTACCTCGAATGGGCGCTCGCGAACGCGCGGCGGCTCGAGGAGCGCCGGCCCTGACCTCCGGTTCGGGGCCGCATGCCGGCCTCGACCCGGGCGCCACGCCCGATCCAACCCCAACCGAAAGGCCCCTCACCATGACCCAACCGACCCCCTTCAACATTCACCAGAGCCCCGCTTCCGCCCTCCGTGCCGGCGCCGACCCGGCCATGGTGCGCGGGATCGCCGAGAAGAACCTGCAGCGCGCGCTCACCGTGGGGCGCCAGGGCGCCGCCGCCGTCGTCGAGCGCGTGATGCGCGAGGTGCCGCACGACCAGCTCGCGCCCGCCGCGAAGCTGCGCGTCACGATCAGCGACGACGACCGCGTGGCGCACCTCCTCCTGCCCACCGAGACCCGCCCGATGCACCCGCACGCCTTCGACCAGATCGCCGAGCGGGCCGGCGTGCCGCGCGCCTACGCGCACGCCCTCCTCGAGCAGGCCGACGCGATCAAGGACGGCGAGCGCCCCGACGCGTGGCGGCACCGGCTCCTCGAGCACACGTTCCAACAGCACCTGCAGCATTCGCGCGATCGGTTTCTCGTGCGCTCGGTCGACGGCACGGCCAAGGGCATCCTGAGCGACCGGTTCAAGCGCTACGACTCCCGCCCGCTGCTCGAGGCGTTCGTCGCCGACTGCGACGCCGTGGGCGCCGTGCCCGTGGACGGCGTCGGTGGGGAGGTGCGGCTCGCCATGCGGGCCATCGTGCCGACCATGCTCGAGCCGGTGCCCGGCGAGTTCATCGTCCTCGGCCTCGAATGGCGCAACAGCGATTTCGGCGCCGGCGCGTACTCGGTGAACGCCTACCTCCTCCGCTGCGCGTGCCTGAACGGCGTCGTCCAGAGCCGCGAAATCCGCGCCGTGCACGTGGGCGGGCGGCTCGACGAATCGACGCTCTGGTCGGACCGCACCCGCGATCTCGACCTCAAGACGCTCGTGAGCCAGACGAGCGACGCGGTCAAAGGCCTCCTCGGCGAGAAGGGCCGGCAGAGCATTTTCGAGGCGATCCAGGCCGCGCACGCCGCGCCCATGACGCCCGAGGGCGCGACCCGCACGCTCGCCAAGCGCCTCACCAAGGCCGAGACGGGCTCGGTCGTCGAGGCTTTCAAGAGCGACGACGTGGTGAACCTGCCGCCCGTGCAGAGCCGGTACCGCCTCTCGCAGGCGATCTCATGGCTCGCGAACCGCGAGGGCACGAGCGAGGAGCGGCGCCTCGAGCTGCAGACCGTGGCCGGCGACGTGATGGCCGCCTGATCGTCCTCCGGTGCGGGGCCCGCAGCTACGGCTCGGGCCTCGCGCCGGGGGCGCATCTCGCGCCCCTTGGAAAACAAGGAGTCCACGTCATGCCCTCACCGTCGTCCGTTCCCCCAGTGCTAAAACCCGGCCGCGCGCCGAAGCTCGATCCCGGGCTCGCCGAAGCGCGGTTCGCCATGGCCGAGATCATCAACGTCATCGAAAAGGGCGCCACCGTCGAGGAGCTCGCCGGCGCCCTGCGCGAGCTTGGGCGCGGGTGCTTCATGCTCGTCGCGGGCCGCAGCGAGGACCGCTTTTGCTCCAAGTGCCAGGCGCGGATCAACGCGTGGGACCTCCTGCCGCTCGTGGGCTACCAGCTCGACGAAGACCGCGTCCTCGAGCTCAGGAACTGCCGCCACTGCGGGTCCACCCTGAGCGCCGAGGTGCCCGAGCACGAGCGCGCCGACGCGCGGCTCAAGGCGCTCGAGGGCTACCTGCGCCAGGGCGAGACGATCGACCGCGTGGTCGAGCTCGCGAGCATCGGCGGCCGCCTGGTCATCAACGCGCGCCACCGGCACGGCACCGACCGCACGCTCACGGGCGTCGAAACCCTGGGATTCGGCTTGCAAACGCTGCTCGGTGGCCGGTGACGCCGACGGCCGGCGTTGCGGGGTGCGAACGCTACCTCGCGGTCGTGATCGAGAACGACCAGGCGATCGGCGCGTGGCTGCTCGAGGCGCCCGAGGCCGTGCCCTCGGGCGGCGCTGCCGAGGCGATGATGCTGACCCGCATGTGGGCCACCGTCGAAGACTGGAACGCGCGGTTCGGCGGGACGACCATGCGGCTGCTCTTCTGCGCGCCGCACGACATGAACCAGCAGAACCGCGTTTTCCAACGGCGCACGGCGCAGGCCCAGGCCGTCACCGGTGAGCGGCTGCAGGAGATGCTCGCCCTCGAGCGCGCGCAGCAGGAGCGCCGGCGCCTGCTCGCTCACGCCGTCGTCCGCAAGACCTGGCAGGGGCTCGGGGCCGCGCCGCCGGCGGCCCTGCGCGCCTTCGACGTGGCGATCTCCTGCTTCGCCGCAGCGCTCGCCACGGAGCCAGCCGGCAGCGCGTAGCGCGCGCGTGGTGCGAACGCCGGGCTCGGGTGGTGGTGCCCCTTCCAAGCCGAGCCCGGCGCTGCGCCTCGTGCGTCGCCTCTACGCCGCTGCGCGTCAACGCGGCGAATGGTCCCCTCAAGTGCTGCGTGAGGTCTCGCGGCGCAAGGCCTCGACGCGCGGCGGCTCTCCCCGAGGGGTGAGACACGAACGCCCCGAGAGCCGTTGACTTCGGGGCGTCCGTGTGGCGGTCTCGTGGACCGCCCGCCTGTGGTTAGGTGGGCAGCCTAGCTGCGCATGCCCCAGCAATCAAGCCCGGTTCTCGTGCCGGTCGATCTCCTTCGGCTTTTTTTCGGCGCTGAACGAGTGTCCGGCGTGATCGCACGCCTCACCGTGAGCTGGTTCGTGCTCACGGGCGGTTGGGAAGCCGACTTTTCGGACGAGCGCGCGAACCTGATCGCCGTCCGGATGGCCTCGTGGATCTGGCCGCCGCAGCTCTGGCGCGTGGAAGGCCGGATCCCGCCCACCACGACGGCCGTGCTCCTCGAGCTGCAGGGCCTCGGGCTCGTGAAGCTCGGCGAACGCATGGGCGGCTCGATCCCGGTGCAGGTGCTCAAGCTCTACGGCCTGCCCGACCGGATCCTCGCCGAGCTCGACGCCCTGATCGCCAAACGCCACGCCGGCAGCGCCGGCGCCTCGGAGGACGCCGAATGACCTCACACGAGCTAGCCGACCTGCTCGAGGCCCTCGCCGCGCGCCTGCGCCTCGAGCCCCCGCGCACGAGCGCCCACGAGCGCCGGTTCGAGATCGACCCGGGCCTCACTTTCGACGTGCCGAACGCGGCCACCCTGCGCCAAAGGAGGCGCCGCGCAGGCGTGACGGTTGGCGTGACATCTGGCGTGACATCGCCACCAAATGTCACGCCTCCCGAACCGCCTAAGGCCGGCCCGCTCGAGCCGCCGCTCGAGCCCTCAACCCCCGCGCGCGCCGTCCGGTTAGATCCTTCCGAGTCTCCGGAATCAGAGAAGAAATCCGGACATTCTTCTGATCTCCGGATCCAAAGACCTGACAGCGAGCCCGCGCGATCGAGCCTCCCAAATGTGCCCGTCGAGGGCGTGACACCGCGCCGATCTGTCACGCCTCTCCGTGGGCGTGACACCGAGGCGTTCGCCATGGACGCCGACTGGCCCCTGCCCGACGAGCTCGTGGCCTCCCTCGGGATCGCGCCGGGCATCCCGGCACGCGCTGCTCGCTGGATCCTCCGGCAGGCGACCGGCTACTACGCCCAGGACGCCGCCGACCTCCGTGCCGCGCCCGTGTGGCGCAAGGCCCTGCACGTTTGGGCGTGCAAGGTTTGGAGCGACCCCAAGAAGCGCGCCGAGGCCATGGCCGCGAGCGCCCCCTCGCAGCAGGTCGGCGGGCACCACGAGGGGCCGGTCGAGCGCATCGACCCGCCGAAGGAGTGGACCGAGGCCGTGCGCCGCCCGGTCGAGCCGGCGCCCAAGGAGGCGTTCGAGCTCCTCGCCCGCCTGGACGCGGCGCGCGTTCGGGACGGTCTGCCCCCCATCGCGAGCGCCGATCGGCCCGCTCCGGGCAGCGTGGCGCGGCCGCGGGGGCAAAACGGCGGGGGCGGCGGCCATGGTTGACGAAAAGGCGGCGGGTGAGGGCGTGCTGCGCCTCATGCGTTCCAACCCTGGTTCAACGACGCGGCAGCTCGCGGCCAAGGGCCGGCTCGACCTGCCTTGGCTCCGTGACCGCCTGCTCGTGCTCGTGAAGGACGGCCGGGCGCTCTGCACCGGCGGTCGCTGGTTCGTGCGGGGTGCGAAGTGAGCACCGACAACCGTGGCGCCGAGCTCGTGGTCGCCGAGCTGCAGTGCTCGGCGCGCGTGGTGAGCGCGCTCTACCTCGACCGGGACTTCCGCCGCGCCGCCCGCCCGCTCGTGAGCGCCGACCTTTTCCCCGGCCGGTTCGAGGGCATGCTCGCGGTCCTGCTCTGCGAGCTCGGCGACGACGTCGACGACGCCCGGGTGCTGCTCGAGATCGACCGGCGCGAGCTGCAGCGGTACGCGAAGACCGAGGGCGGCGTCGTTTCGCAGGGCTGGATCCTCGAGCAGCTCATGGCCGGGCAGTACACGGCCGACCCGCTGCGCGAGCTCGCCCGGCTCAAGGAGCTCAAGGCGCTCCGGAACCTGCGCTACGGCCTGATCGAGCTCGAACGCGAGATCGGCGCGGCGCAAACGAATCTCGGGCAGGCGTCGACGCGCGTGTCGGCCCTGCTCACGAGCGCGAGCGCCCATGCCGGCGTGCAGGTGCGGCGGCTCGGCGAGGCCCTGCACGCGGCGTTCGAGCGCGCCGCGAACGCGACGCATGGCGTGGCGACGCGCGCGCTGCAGACCGGGTTCCCCGAGCTCGACGCCAACACGGGCGGGATCCTGCTTGGGTACTCGTGGGTCATGGGGGCGTCGACGAATTGGGGCAAGAGCACGTCCCTCGTCGCGCTCTACCTCGCCGGCGTGGCCCAGGGCTTCCGCCCGCTCATCGTCTCGGGCGAGGACGCCGAGGAGCTCTACGCCCGCCGCGTGCTCGGCCGGATCGCGGCCGTGAACCCCGCGCGCCTGCGCGACGGGAAGCTCGAACGCGAAGCGTGGCCCCGGCTCACCGAAGCCGTCGCGCGGTTCGCGAGCGCGGCCTCGCTGCCGTTCTTCCTAGACTGCCGGGGCAAGCCGAGCGAGCAGGTGCTGCGTGAGACGCGCGGCGCCGTGGCGGCCGAGGGGATCGACCTCCTGCTCGTGGACTACCTGCAGGTCTGGCGCCCCGAGCAGAGGAACGACCGGCGCCACGAGGTGGCCGACATCGCCTCGGGCTTCACCGACATCATCAAGAGCGCGGCGCACGGGTGCGCCGGCGTGCTCTTCTCGCAGCTCACCGTCGAGCAGGGCGAGGAGCCCAACAAGGAATCGATTCGCGAGAGCAAAGACGTCGGGCACCGTGCCGAGGCCATCGTGCTCGGCTGGACCGACAAGCAAAAGCAGCGGTGGTTTTTGCTGGATAAAAACAAGGACGGCCCGTGCCCGGTGCGCGTCCCCGTTTGGTGGGACCCGGTGAGCGCCGCGATCGTGGCGTACGAGCCGGGCCACGAGCCCGCGCATCAGGAGGGCTTCGGCTTTGCCGCACCCTGAGAGCGACGCCGAGGTCTACGCGCACCTGCTCGAGGCCGCGCGCATCTTGCGGGCGCTCGCCCGCGGCTCGCTCGGGCTGAACGCCGAGCAGGTGCCCGAGGTGAGCGCGTGGCTCGCGCGCGACGGCGTCTACGTCGACTCGGGCAAACTCCCCGCGCGAAAGCGCAACAGCAAGAAAGGACGCCCTCATGGCGAAAAGCAAACCCGATAAAAAGAAGCCGTACCCGAAGGACCTCGAGCGCCAGATCAGCAAGGCCGAGGCCGCCGAGCTCGGCCCGAAAATGGGCGCCGCGCTCGAGACGATCAACACGCTCAAGGAGCGCAAGGCCGCGAGCGCGAAAGACTGGCAGTCGAAGATCGACGCGGCCGAGCTCGAGCTCGAACGCTTCGGCGAAGCGATCCGCACCGGCCGGATCGAGGAAAGCGTGCTCGTGTACGACGAGCCCGACGAGCGCCGGCTCGAGGTCGTCACCAAGCGCCACGACAACGACAAGGTCGTCGATCGCCGGCCCATGACGGCCGCCGAGCGGCAGGGCTCGCTGCCCGGCACCACGGACGACGACTCCGAGGAGGACCCGGACGACGGTGACGGCGAGGATCCGCCGGAGGACGCGAACTAAGATGCTCGTCCTCGGCGTTGACCCCGGGATCGCAAACCTGGGCGCGAGCGTCGTGGAAGCGACAGGGGCGGCCGCGCCGCCCCTGCTCTCTTACTGCAAGAGCTTCCACACGGAGCCCGACAAGACGCTGCAGGCGCAGCGCGATCTCGAGCGCCGGCTCGGCCTCGTGGTGCAGCACGTCGTCGCCGTGGCCGCGAAGTACCACGTCCAGATCGCCGGCGTGGAAGACCAGGCCGACGTCGGCTGGGCCAAGGAGCTCGAGGGCAAGATGGACCACAACAGCCGGCGCGCGCGCGACGTGGCGTTCGTCGTCGCCGGCGCGCTCATGGCGATCGGCGTCGAGGTGTTTCTCATTCGGCCGCAGACGGCGCGCGTGGCGCTGCTCGGCAAGGGCTCGGGCCGCGCGAGCAAGGGCGACATCAAACTGCGCGTCGAGCACATGAGCCGCGCCGTGAACGCCGATATCCGTTTCAGTGAGCACGCCTGCGATTCGGTCGCGATCGGCGCCGGCGCGTACCGCGCGCACGTCGAGCTGCGCGCACGGCCTCGCATGCTCGGGGGCCGAGCGTGACCGCGCGCGTCGTTGTGGCCGACCCGCCGTGGCCGTTCGAGGACCGCCTGCCGGGCGGGCGCGGCGCGGCGCAGCACTACCGGACGCTCGCGCTCGAACGCATCAAGCGGTTCCCCCTGCCCGAGCTCGAGAAGGACGCGGTCCTGTTTCTCTGGCGCGTGGCCGCAATGCAGGAGGAGGCGCTCGAGGTCGTGCGCGCGTGGGGCTTCACGCCGAAGGCTGAGGTCGTGTGGGCCAAGACCAC